GCAGTAATATCGCCTGCTGGTGTTGTGTGATAAAATACGTGTCCATCATTCCAGTTATGAGCAACAACTCCTGATTGCCCTGTAAGAGTTTGAAACTTTTCTTCTACACCTCTATCAAAATGCACGTCTTTTGTAAAGGTTGTTTCTGTGCCTGTGGTTGCGGCATCTGTAATACCATATCCACCAAGTGTGGTTGGTTTTCCTGTAAGGTCAGCAAACGCAACGGTTGTTAAATAATCTGTACCTGCCACTGCCGCTGAAATGTTTCCTGAACCGTCTGATTTTACTAATCCTGTGATAGCACCTACCACTGGATCTGTTTCTGTATAACTTGTTAAGAAACTTGTTCCTGTAATAGTAGCACCTGAAAAGTCTACAGTCGTTCCGCTTGGGAAGTCTACATTGTTAGAACCACTTCCTATTGTTACTAATGTTGTTTGTGTTGTACCAATGTTTACATTACCAGGTTGTAATGCTCCACTACCACCTGTGATGTTTGCATCACCACCTATGCTGTTTACTTCAGTAGCATCACCACCTGAGATTGCTAAATCGTTGCCATCTGCAACACCTGCTCCTACTGCCTCTGCTTCTAAACCAGTACCAGTCAAAGAACCGCCTGTTGTAAGTGCATCTGTTATTCCATAACCTGCAAGTGTAGTCGGTTTTCCTGATAATGAACCAAATGCTCCATCAAATCCTGTAATAGTAATATTGCCTTCTGCATTACTGGCTGTGGTAATGCCTGTGCCGCCAAGTATTAGGAAACTTTCACCTTCACTGATAGTTCTAATAGTAGAGTCATCAGCACCTACACCAATGTTGGTAAATGCCGCTCCACCACCGCCTCCACTGATTGTGATATTGCCTGAACCTAGAAGACTTTCTCCATTTACGGTTTTGATGTTTGTTCCACTTACCAATGCTGATTGTGCATCAGTAATACCGTATCCTGATATCGTAGTTGGTGTGCTTGTAATGTTTGAAAATGCTGTTGTCACACCTGTCAACGCACTACCATCTATTGCTGGTAAAGCACCTGTAAGTGTTGTGGCGTTTAATGTGCCGTTTACACTATCAACCAATACAGTAGAATCTGCGGCTACAACGTCTATTGATTGCGTTGAACCACTTTGTATTACAACACTTGATGTAGCATTTGTAATTGCAGTGTCAACTTGTGTTTGTGTGTATGCATCTGTAATGCCATATCCTGAAAGTGTAGTTGGTGTGCTTGTCAAATTACTGTAAGCAAGGCTTGCACTAATTGATCCTGTAGCTGTAATATTACCTGTGATATTTAAATTACCAATACCTGTAATATCATTACCACTAAGATCTAAATTACCACCAAGAGCGGGAGTTGTGTCCGATCCTAAAGTAGTTGTACTTCCTGTATATACTTCATCAAAGTTGTCATTAATTTTGTCAAATGCTGAACGAAGGCTTTCACCGTCTCCTGCTAGTTCTGCTGATCCAATGTTAATTGTTTGCTTTGCCATTTTTCCACCTTAATGATTTAATTTTATACTAGTTACACTACCGTCAGTCCAATTAGAAATATATACTCTTACCCAAACAAAGTTACCTGTAAAATTATATGATTTACTAGAAGTTTCGTTTGCAGTGTATTCTAGTTTAGTAGAGGTGCTTACAACTAGTTTTCCAGTAGTATCAATAGTTTGTCCACTACCTAATGCTATTGGAAAATAATCATCCGCTGTAGGATTAATAGCAAGAGTACCTTGCAATTCTATGTTACCTAAAAATCCATTTAGGTCTATTTGAAGTGTGTGTAATCCGTCACTACGTCCGTAGTATCCGTCACCTTTGAATTTTTCACCTGTATGGGTTTGTACAGAACTGTCCCCTACGTGTGTTTGATTTGATATAATTGTTTCACTATTGCTTGGCATAGTATTATTTATCAGAATTAGCTGATGACACTATCTTGTCGATTCTTTGTATTTTTCCAATAAACAAGTTTAATAGTTGTAATATTTTCTCATCTCTTACATAAAAGTATAAGCCTTTTGTGAAACCATTTGTCTTAATTGTATTTAAACATACAGATCCTGCCTTTGCTTTAGTAGGATTATTTATTATCCAAGTTGCTAAATTTGGATCTACATCCAAATCCATTGTAACTTTATACTTATATTGAACTTCTGAATCTGTTAAAATTACATTAGGTTGTAAATTTAATTTATCTGCAGGTTCCCAAAATTCTGTACATATATTTGCAAATTTTTGTGACAAAAATTGTAGCCAGTCATAGTCATGCGAATATATTTGCATCCTATATCCTTGAACCCTTAATTTAAAATCTTTTTGTTTACAAAATTCTATGTAAAGATTTTTTGCATCAACAAAACTATTTTTTTCAATATGTATTTCTTTTGACCAAGTTTTTCTTACTAAAGACCCGCCCGCTTCATACTGGTGTTGTAAATTATCTAATTCTGCTTTTGCAAAGGATAAATTTTTATCTCTAAATAAATGACACAAACTATTTGTAACAGAAATTTTGTAAGGATATTCGTCATAAAATAGTTTGAGAGTATCAAACTTTTGCAATTACCTTTTTTCCTTTCGTCTCTAAAACGATTTCATTCTTGTCGATGTTTATATTCAAAACGCCGCCGTCTTTTAAGTCTCCAAATAAAAGTTCTCTAGCAAGTTTGCGTTTTATTTCTCGATCAATTACACGTTGTAAAGGTCTTGCACCCATCTTAGGATCAAATCCTTTATCAACAAGATAATCTAATGTTTCATCACTAACTGTAATTTTTACATTTTTATCTTTAACCATATCTTTTAATTCAACTAAGAACTTGCCTACAATTTTCATCATTGTTTCTTTACTTAGTTTTGCAAATGTAACAACTCCGTCAAGTCTATTTCTAAATTCTGGCGCAAAGTATTTTTTCAATGCTCCGTCTTCATATTCTTTTTCGAAATCTTCCATAAAGCCAATGTTATTTTTCTCTGCTTCTGCAGCTCCAAGATTTGTTGTTAAAATTAATATGCAATTTCTAGCATCTGCTTCTTTACCGTTTGACCCAGTTATTTTACCATTGTCCATTATTTGTAGTAAAACTTGAGATACATCTGGATGGGCTTTTTCTATTTCATCTAGTAATAAAACACAGTTAGGCGATTCTTGTAAACGTTCTATTAACAATCCACCTTTTTCTTCATGTCCCACATATCCTGGAGGTGAGCCGAGGAGTTTACTTACACTATGACGCTCTTGATATTCACTCATATCGAAACGTACAAGTTTTACACCTAAGTTACTTGCAAGTGCTTTTGCTGTTTCAGTTTTACCTGTGCCTGTTGGACCCATGAAAACAAATGCACCAATAGGTTTGTCACTTGCTTTTAGTCCTGCTTGGCTAACAAGTATTTTATCTACTACATCTTCAACTGCTTTATCCTGACCGTATACCTGTCCTTTAATATTATGTTCAAGATTAGCAAGGTTTTCTGTTTCTTTTTCCGCAACTTGTTCAGTTGGTAAATTTACTGCTTTTGCTAGTTCAAATTGTATATTTTCTGCTGTAACAATTTTCTTTTCTACTTTAGGAAGTAAATTAAATCTTGAACATGCTTGATCAATTAAGTCAATTGCTTTATCAGGAAGTTTTTTATCTGCTTGATATTTAACACTCAATTTTATACTTTCATCAATTGCATCTTGTGTTATTTCAGTAGCATGATAGTCCTCATAATATTTTTTAATGCCATTCAATATATCATTTGTAACTTCAGGTGAAGGCTCGTCAACCGTTACACGTTGGAATCTACGCATCAATGCTCGATCTTTTTCAAAATATTTTCTATATTCCTCCCACGTAGTGGATGCAACAACTTTTAGATCACCTTTAGTCAATGCAGGCTTTAGCATATTTGCTAAGTCATTTGAACTTTGACCTCCTCCTGCGCCTGCTCCATTCATCATATGAGCTTCGTCTACAAACATTATTGTTTTACCTTGCTTTTTCAATCCAGCAAGAACTAATTTGAACCTTTCTTCAAAATCTCCTCTATATTTAGAACCAGCAAGCATCGCTCCTATATCTAAATTATATACCTTGTATTCTAACAAAAATTCAGGCACGTTACCTTGGACAATATTAAAAGCCATACCTTCTGCAATAGCAGTTTTACCTACACCAGGATCACCTACCAATAATACATTGTTTTTGCTACGTCTACCCAAAGCAAGTGAAATACTATCAAGTTCTTCTTGTCTACCTATTACAGGATCTATTTTGTTATTTTTTACTTGTTCGTTTAAATCTGTAGTGAATGCACGTAATGCTCTTTGTGCCGCACCTGACATTTCTTCATCTTCAAATCCTGTTTCAAATTCTGCTTGTAAATATTCTGCAAATTTTTCTTTTATTATTCCTGATTTTTCCATGAAATAATTTGCATGAGTCTTCTTTTCCGATAATATACTAAGTGCAACATCACTTAATTCGATATTAGGTCGACCAGCAAATAAAACCTGTGTAAATGCTCTATTGAGTACTCTTTCTACAGTTTGTGTCTTCTTAGGTTTATATTTTGTATCTTCAATTTTAATTTCGTTCATATTATTTTTCAAATGATGTTCTAAATTAGATTTTAAAAAATCAACATCAGCACCAAAACCTTTACATAAATTATAAAAGTTGTCACTACACATCATAGAAAATAAAAGATGTTCTAATGTTACAAACTCGTGTCCTAACTTTTTTGCATCTTTTATAGACTTGTCAAATACTAACTGCAAATCTTTGGATGGTTCAACCATTGTTTTTAAACTCCTGCATTATTTTCTTTTGTTTTTTCTTTGCCATTTCTAGTTTCAATTTTGATACTCTATCAACAAATTCTATTCCATTTAAATGGTCAAACTCGTGTAGAAAGCATCTTGCATCTATGCCTTTAAACTCTATTATACATTCTTTACCCTCAATGTCAAGAAACTGTGCAACCAATCTCTTCGATCTTCTAATATTTAACACTAAACCAATATGACTTAAACACCCTTCTTTTCCTAGCTCTGTCTTATCGTCAAGTTCTAGTATTTTTGGATTAATTACTGCAAAAGGCTTTGTTATTTCCTTGTGTTCTAGAGGTCTTTGAACAAAAATTTGTGCATCTAATCCAACTTGATTAGCAGATAAACCTATTCCGTTTTTTGCTAACATAAGTCTAGCCATTTGTCCAGAAACAAGTTTTGCATCTAAGTTGTCAAAATCAAAAGGCTGTACAACTTTTTGCAACCACGGGTCAGGACTGCTTACCAATAACATTCTTTATATCCTTTAATTTACTAATTGTATAATCGTTTAATTTTGGCATATGTGCATCTATTTTAATGTGTACATTGCCAGGTCGCCTAGTGTTAACATTAGGTACTCCATGTCCTGAAATACTAAATGTGGTGCCTGGTTTTGTGCCTTGTGGTATGTTCAAACTAAATTTTCTATCAGCTGGTGTCTTTATATCTATAGTAGTGCCTACTAGTAAGTCAAAAATATTCACAGTTTCTATAGCATATATATTATCTCCATCACGTTTCCATTTTGGATCTGGACGAACGTGTACTTTTAAAATTAAATTACCTCTAGGTAATTGTTTAATTGTATCATCACCTAAGCCTGCAAATCTTACACTTGCACCATGTGCTACACCTGGCGGAATGGCCGCATCTAAAAATTCTCTCTTGCCACTAGGAAGATTAAATTGAATAGATACAGCAGTGCCTGTCATTACTTCTTTAAAATCTATATTATATCTTAATTGAACATCTTGATTTCTTTGTTGCCTCTGAGGTTGATTAAACTTAAAACCAAACTGAGAAAACAGATCTTCAAAACCGCCCATTCCTTCAAACCCGTTAGGACCAAAACCTTGGGGAGTAGGATTATCATATTGCTGTTTTTTTGCAGGGTCTTTTAAAGTATCATATGCTTCATTAATACCGGCAAAAGTTGCATGATCACCTCCCTTATCAGGATGATGTTTTATTGCAAGTTTTTTATAGGCTCTCTTTATTTCATCAGGGGAAGCATTACGAGAAACACCCAGACGTTCATAGTAGTCCATACTATTACTTATTGAGTTTATTTCCTAGACTTGTCAGTTCCGGTATATAGGCCAAACCAGGCTGCGCCTGCGCCTACAACAATACTAATCAATCCTGATTGTTCCATTGTAGGGTCTGCTAGATTCATATACCATATAACACATTTGTATAATAATATGATATATACAGTTAAAAACAAACGTGGAAAAATTCTCCATGCATCTACAGCTCTTGCCATATGTATTATTTTAGCATACGGATTAGGACCAAGATCTTTTACACTTGTATCAACTTCTAAATCTAATTTTACTTTTTTTGTAGCACCACTGCTAGTTGCTGGCACAACTACTTCTGCATCTGCTTTAGGTTCTACAGATGGTTTTTCTTTTTCTAAATCTTCAAGTTTTTTTCTTGGCATTTTTACCCTCCAATTTTTCTAAACGCTTTTCTATTTCATCTATTTTTGAAGTAATACGTGGATATTTAGTACGCCAAGCATTGGGATCATCTTGTAACCATGTCCATCCCCAACGTATTGCAAGATATTCAAGCATACTATCAAATTTACCTACTGCCCAAATTGCTATTTTAGTATCTTTGAACCAAAATAGAAATGCGGCACCAAACAGTGAGCCTGCTAACGCTGTGTATATCCACAATCGGTCGCTTGCCATTCTTTCAATCATTTCCCACATATTAATCCCTCGTTATAATATATGTATTTATTTAGATTGACTAGCTTCTTCTTCCGGCTTTACTGCGTTTTCGTAATATACAATGATCTCAGTTTGCTGTTCTATGTATCGTCTTAGGTCTGCTATGTTGATTGCTAGGTTTTCGTAGTCTTTCATAGATAGTACAACATAGGCTAATTCACCATGTTCTTCTGTAAATTCTTTCACAAAGGATTCGTAATTGTCTTTGGTTACAACGTATACTCTAGTATCTACTAGATCAATTGGTTTTGGTCGAGCTACTGTCGGTACTGTTGTCTTCTCTATCTGTGTTACTACTTTTATCTCCGGTTCGCGGAACGACGAGCAACCAGTTAGGAAGAGGAGTATCGCCATCACCGCCAGTAGCGGCTTCAAGCTCGCGCCATAATTTAGCTGTGGCACCATTCATCCTTCCTTCTAAGTCTTTACTATCTCTGATAGCATCTTGTACAAGATCTAATTCACGTAATCTATTGCGTAAATTATCTCCGTATGCTTCTGCTTTTTGTAAGTCTTTTGTCAATTGGTCTGATAAGTTGTTTAGTCTAACGTTATCTTCCTTTAGTAAAGCAATACTTTTTTCGCTAGTTTCTACTGCGGTTTCTAATTTTGCATTATTAAGTCTTGCTATTTCGAGATTAGATTGTAATTGTTTTACGTAAAATAAGCCGCCGCCAGCCGCGGCTAGAACAATAAACACCAAAGCAATTTTTAATCCACTAAACATAGTGTTATTTAGCCTAGCAACTTTCCCAATGTTTTAGGACCAACAATACCGTCAGCAGTAAGTCCGTTTGCACTCTGCCATTCTTTTACAATTCTAGCAGTGCCTGGTCCGAAAATACCGTCAGCAGGGTTGATGTCTAGTTTCTCTTGTACTTCTGCTACGAGTGGACCACGTGATCCTTGTCTAATTGTTTGATTGTAGTCTACTTCTGGTTCTTCAAAATCGCCACCTAGTACATCCATTGCATGTAGATAGTGTTTCTTACGATCATCTAAACCTATAGTTCCACCATTGATACGTTTTGTTGCTCCTACTATATCCATTGCATCACAATATTTGTTAAGTCCGTTTGTATCCCAGAACCAACATGCTGAATCTAATGCACCTTTTTTAGTACGTACATAGTCTACTGCTTCTTCTGCTGACATGTCCATTTCTTTTGCAAATTTTGTGTAGTTGTATCTACCGGTGAGTTGAAGAATGCCGCCACCACGGAATGTCCACCCGTCACCGGAATCTGTATCACCGTTGTCCATTCTGTTTGCATAAATGACATTAGCAATTTTTTCAGGTTGTCTATGATATTCATTAGCATCTCTACCTGCCCTTCTAAAATATTTAGGAAATATAGTGTTAAGTGCTTTGGCGCTGTAATTTAAGTTTTCACTTAGTACTCTGAAGCCGCCGGACTCGTGTCCACACTGTGCGATAAACATTGCTACACGTTCTGCTGTATTTACTTCCCATAATGGAAGTATTTCAAGCATTGCATTATACCAATCTCGCCAATCCTCTCTATGGATTAATTCTTCGGCCATCCAAGGCTCGAAATCAAATTTGAAATGTTCTTTTGCCATTTTTCATATCCTCATTTTCGCACGATTTGCATCTGCAATGATCACAAATTTTAATTTGATAAGTAGCACCATTATAATCAGTTTCTAAACGATGATACGGAGTGCCGCAATGTGATTCATGTCCGCAATTTTTGCAACTGTGCATATTGATATTTATGTGATACGTTCGACTACTAATGTTTGTCCTGAATTGTCAAGAGTAAATTTGTTACCATACTTTGTTATATTGTAATCTCCAATATACTTGCTAAGAAATATAATTTCGGCAAAGTCATTAGTGTTAAAAGATTCTTTTATACTATCAATAACTTTTTGTGTTGCACCAAAGTTGATATATTTAAATTGTAACGGGTCTGCATATGCTTTTTTAATTGTAATTATATTATCTTCCATTACAACGTCATCAACATAGCTTTTACTAAAGAAATTTTTGTAATTATTTAATTTGGATTCCTGTACTGTAAGTCCATAATTATCAGGGTCAGTAGGAACATGTTCGTTTAAACTATCTATCGACAAATCATGTCCTTTAAAACTTTTGTAGTAACGAAAACGCCAATCTTTTATTGTAGTTAGATGGCTAACACCATCTATAATTTCCATGATGTTTTCATTAGCATCACTGTTTCTTTCTATTTCAACAAATACTTTATATGTACCATCATGTTGTTCGCCTGCTGTTACGTCAGAATCTAGTATAAAAGTATACCCGCCCTCTAAAAATTTGGATAAATCATCTGCAGGTTCTTTATTTGCAACACTGAAACTTAAGGTAATAATATTTTTATCTTCTCCCATTTTACTTGCAAATGAATCAATTTCAAAAATATTATCAACAAGATTTTCTAAATCACCATTACGTAATCCCATTATAATGCTCCTGTAGCAGGTGCTTCAGCCGGTGCTGTAGCTGATAAGCCAGCATCTGGAGCAGGTTGAGCGGCAGATGCATCTGCAGGTTGTGTTTCACCTGGCACACCGCTTGAATCTGGTGCAAGTGTTTCTAGTTCTTTTGTGCCGCCATATATATCAGCAATTAATCTTTTAGGCATTTTGATTGTAACTAACCAAATTGGGTGTTTATCTAGTTTTCCTTTTTTGCTACCTGGTCTTATATCATCTGGTTTTCTAATTTTTCTAGGTTTAATAACATGATCTTTTGAAAAATAAACTTTGCAGTCATAGTCTAGTAACCTCTTACCGCCCATAGGATTAGGCATGTTTTTTCTAGGCCACATAAAAGAACATTCAACCCAATGTCTAGATATTTTAGGACCTTCAGCTAGTTCACCTTCTTCCCAATTATCGAATACATAGATATCTAATTCGTCTAGTACACGTTCGAAATCTTTTAACACACTGAACGCAGTATTGCTATCATAGATGCCTTCAATATTTTTTACAATGTTGTGTATATCTTGCATGAAATAATCCTATATTTACTTATACACTTATTTATCCGTATTTGCATAGGAAATAACTTTTCTTTAAATTTGTAGATCAATTATATAAATACAAATGTAGGGCTTATGCCCAGCAGGGCGTTGCTCTACTTACATTATCCATGTAAGGAGGACACTTAATGGGTGCAAAAAAGAAAGCGATTAAATCGCATTCAACTTATAGTAACGTTGTAAACATCAACACATTTCAAAAAAAACAAACAGTCAAAATACTTCCGAGGAATAAAAATCAAGAACAATATGTTATAAAGCTACAAGACGAAACTAAAGACATAGTCTTTGGTATCGGCCCTGCAGGTACGGGAAAAACTCTGTTAGCGGTTCAAGTAGCAGTCAAATTATTCAAAGAAGGCAAAATTGACAAAATAATAGTAACTAGGCCTGCTGTTAGTGTAGACGAAGATTTAGGATTTTTGCCAGGTACATTAGAAGATAAAATGGCACCGTGGACAAGACCTATTTTTGACGTTTTACGTGAATATTTTAATGCTAGAGAAATTGAAGGAATGATTCAAGAAGGCATAATTGAAATAGCACCATTAGCATACATGCGGGGTAGAACATTCAAGCATAGCTTTATACTTGCAGATGAAATGCAAAACGCAACACCAAATCAAATGAAAATGCTATTAACACGTTTAGGCGAAGGAAGTATGATGGCAGTTACAGGCGATTTAGCTCAAGCAGATAGGCTTCAAGATAACGGTTTGATAAACTTTACTAAACTGTTACAACAAAGCAATTCACAGCATTTGGACATAGTCCGGTTTTTACAAGGAGACATCGAAAGGCACAAGGCAGTCAAAGAAGTCCTTCAAGTGTATGGAGATGAATAAAATGGAGAGGGTGTAAAAACCCTCTTCACTTTCTAAATACATATACGCCTTCAAACTTTTCTCGGCCAGCAAGTTTATTGTTGCCTACGCCTGGGCGAGTATTCAACATCATTTTTATAGTACCTACATGTCTGAAACCTATTCTTTCAGATAGTGTGATCCAATCATCGACGACTTTGTATTCTTTTTTTCCGTAGGTTTTGTAATCCGCAATGTTTGTAGCGAATATTCCATCTTGGTTAAGACTGTTATAAATGTTTTCAATAGTAGGCTCAGCATATCCACTAAACCATTCGTCAAGGGTGCGATAACGTACCATACATTGTGTGTCTTCATCTGAATATTTCTCCAAGTTAAAATAAGGTGGTGAACTAAATGCTAAATCAATATCGGTAGGTTGATATTCTTCGCTAACATTTTGTATTATAGTTCCTTTAACACCAACAGCTTCTTCAATACAATCGTTAAAATAATTTAAGTATTTTACTGTTTCAGTATTAGGGTCTATTCCAATGTAATTATATTTCATATTACTAGATCCTATGCCCAATAATCTGCCTCCATAACCTGAACTATAATCGTATACATTCCCCCACATGACAGGACAAAGTTCTTCTACTATTGCTCTTGCATTTTGTGGTTTGAAATTTTGTATATTTTCTCCTGTAACTAGTTCTAAAGCCCTGCGTAATGCAGTTGGAAATACAAGATTATTACCTTCACGCATTTCAAAACAAATTTTTATTGCACGTTTAAGTTTTGTATCGTTATAGAATCGATCTTTTAGACTGTTTGATCCTCTACCTTTAGGTTCAGCTGTCATCATGTTAGGAAACAAAAATCTACTCAACGGTTGTCCTTTGTTATTTCCTAAATTAATTTTGCTATCTTTTACAGAATTATAGCTAGTGCTTTTAAAGTCCTTTATTGCGGTTAAAATGCCATCTTTTGTAAAATATATAATAGGTACTAGATTTATTGTTCTATATATGTCAAAGACACTATCTATAGTGCCTATAGGGTCTTTTTCATAAGATTCTTTTGTAAATTGTTCTAATTGTGAATATACTGGTTCATACCCCGTAAATTCATTTTTATGAATATTATGAGGTTTAATTTGCCAAAATTTGTATATGTCGTCAAGTACTGCCATTAATTTTATCTGTCAAAGGAAATATTTTTGTAATTACTTTTGCACATGCATGAGCAATATCCATATGCTCTTTTTGCGTACCATGCCCTCCTCTAAGATCAATATAATGTATCCAACTCCTTAATGTACCATTCATATATAATGTAGTTTTTGTAAGTCCTTCTGGCAACACTTTACGGGCTTGTTCTTTTGCAATACCTTTTTTAATAGCCCAATCATATTCTTTTTTAGCAAGATGTGCAATACGCATTTGAGCCCATTCCCATTCTTGTTGTAATTTTTTATCTTCTACACTAATGCTATTTTGCCTATTTTTCTCGTCTTGTAAACGTGCTTCACTATAGATAAACATATCTCCTTGATCTTCAGGCTTTGCATAACGTTGGCTGAACTCCTGAAACGCAAAACTTCTATGTCTTACTATTTGATGAGCAATGTCTCTAGTGGTTGTTATTTCCATACATGCATTTACCATTTCCAGAGGAGACCAGTGTGCATGCTTTATCAAATATTTTACAAGTTTTTCACTTGTTTCTGTATTCATTTGGTTTGATGGATTACTTACCCTTGCACAATACGCAACTAAATCTAATAAGTCAGTATTGCTCATACCTTCACTTCTAAATTCTTCTGTAGGTGTAGTGTAACTTACGAGTCGAACGGCCATTCTTTTTTCCTTCCTTTTAAAATTCTTATTCTATCCTGTATAAAATTTATAGCAGTATGTACATGTCCTGTATCAGTTGGTCTTATTAATGTTTTATAATATTCAACTTCTTCTTCTAAAACATCTATTCTTACTAAGTCGTTAATTAATTTTCTTTTGTTTTCCATTAGCCTGTCCTATGTATAATATGCATTCCGTATGGACTTTCTATAGGTTCATCTAGCAAATCTCCTACTTCGTGGATTAAACATGCATTATATAATTCTGGAGTTACGCCATCATTCAAATCAAACCAACCTAAGTCCCCGTCTCTGTACCAACTGTTTTCACAAGCACTATGTTCTTTTACTGCTTTTTCCCAACTGATCCGTCCATTTTTAAGTTCTTTTATAATTTCCTTTGCTTCGAATACTGCAAAATATATACCTCTTGAATGAGTGCTATTTATAGCTGTATCAAAACTAAGTAGTATGTGACTGCATCTCACCTTCTTCATGTGGTTGAGATTGAATGTCTTTTCCAATGCCATATTGGTGATGTTCCTTTGATAAAATTATTGTATCTTGATACGTCCTACTATTGAACGCTAATTGATCTATCATTGTGTGATTTATATCTTTATAACTATGCACAGTAATGCCTATTGTAATTCTATCTTCATCAGTTTCTATCGGCGGAACCATATGAAATAGTTCGCAAGGAAACACATGAATATGTCCTTTTACATTTTCTTTTACAATAGCTTTTTCGTTAAAGGGCTTGTAAGTTATTCCTGGTTGAGTAGGGCCATCTATAAAAATATTTGCACTAAAACTTTTACCCATACTACCTTGATGATTATGCCACTTAATGCCTTGACCTTTTCTGTATATGTTTACCCAACTTTGGACAGCGATCGGCCATTCTACATCTTTATTTGTTTGCCACATAAAATCTGCAAATCTATCTGCGAAATGAGGATGAGCCGCAAAAAAATTATATCTGAAATAATTATTAGTAGTTACAACATCTCCTAGAGCATGATTTTCTCTATGTTTATCGAAACCATTATCAATTAATTCTTTTTCTACTTCATAACAATATGGTTTGATACTATCACATTCTTCTTCTGTAAAGAAAGGTAATTCTAAAACGTTATCTTTAAATGGCATTTAATCTCCTTTGCCAGGCTTTTCACTAAAGTGTTCTTCATATTTATTAGGTACTCCGTTCCAGTCCTTTGCGTCTGAAGGAACATCTTCAGGACGAGCTTCTGTTATGTTAGGCCAAATTTCAGAATATTTTCTATTAATTTCCTCCCACTTTACTGCTTCTTCAGGAGCAAACATGCTTTCAGATAAAATTGCATCTGCTGGACATTCTGGTTCACATACCCCACAATCTATACACTCATCAGGATTAATGACAAGCATATTTTCACCTTCATAAAAACAATCTACTGGACATACTTCGACACAATCCATGTGCTTGCACTTAATGCAATTTTCGTTTACAAGATAAGTCATACTGTATTTAGATTCTAGCTAGCCTAATCAATGTAGCTGCCAGATTAATTTCTGGATCGACTACGAGTGTATGATCAACTAGGCCTTGTTTAATTGTTAATACTGCGGTGTCTTGTTTTTCTTCATCACCAAATAGTTCAATATTGTCATATAACCAACGATAAATTTCTTCCATCTCTTCTGGTCGTACTGCGCCACAAAGCAATTTACGTGCATCGTTTATTTTGCCTGCTTTGAACAGCTCGACCATCTCTAGCTTCCAATCAGCTTCACCTGTATCACCTTCATTAGGTCTTAGCAAGCTATTATCCTGTACATTCATTTGTACAGTATTGATACACTTACGCAAATCAGGATAGGTTGCTTTTACATATGTATCTAAAATATCTAAGTCTGGCTTTACACCTTCTGTGATAAGTATCTCTGCAACTCTTGCAGTAAATTCTGTTTGATCAATCTTTGCAATATGGAAACCTTGACATCTTGAATGTAGTGCAGGAATAATTCTATTAGGATAGTTACATGTTAAAATAAATCTTGCAGTAGTATGATACTCTTCCATTACGCCACGCAATGCGGCTTGTGCGTTTGGACTTAGATAATCTGCCTCATCAAGCAGTACAACTTTGAAATCACCAAATGGAATCATTTGTACAAAGTTTACAATCTTATCTCTTACGTCATCTACTGAATTAGTTCTACTTGCGTTTATTTCTAAAACGTCTAAACTGTTGATTTCTAATTCGTTGAATAATAGTTTTGCTAAAGTCGTCTTTCCAATGCCAGCATTTCCAGAGAATAATAAGTGCGGAATTGTTTTGTCTTTTATCCATTGCTTCACCTGTGTTCTTTGCCCGTCATCACGGAAAACGTATCCGTCAACAGTCTTAGGTCTATATTTTTCTACCCATAATTCTTTCATTCATTTACTCCAAAATACTTATATGATTTTTGAACGCATTTTGCTTGATAATAGCAATCTGCTAATGCATTATGTAGCTCTTCTTGTATTTCTTTTCTGGGATCTTGGTCCATCATAGAAAATAAAGTTCTACTATCTCTAATTTGCCAATAATTCCACGGCACAGGTTTTCCTATATTCTTATATAAGTCTTGCAAAATAACAAAATCAAATGTAGGACCTTGGCACCAAACGTAGTCCAAACCATTGCACCACTTGTTCAATTGTTTTGTAAGACTATCCATTGCCACACGATTTTCTTCACCGAACGCTTCTTCTTGTATATCTTTAGGCTGTCTACTCCACCATGCTAAAGTATTGTCATCAATTGAGCGATTAAGTTGTTCACTTTGTTCTTCAACATCACATTTTAAGTAGAGAGGGGTATGTGGTTCATCATCAGTAAATGGATTAAATTTAATTGCGCCTAATGTCATAATGACACTGTCAGGTTCTACACCCAGTGTTTCTAAATCAATCATGCCGTGTGTTGCCAAAAGAAAACTCCTATCAATTTTTTATATATATTATAGCTTAAAAATTGATAGGAGTCAAGTATTTTTTATTCTCTGTTGCCCAAAAGCATCAGTAACATCTGAAATAAGTTAATAAAATTAAGATATAAACTTATCGCAAATTGTATACCAAAGCGTGGATCTCCGCCGTGGTTTAAATAAATTTGCTTTGCATTTTGTGTGTCCCATGCTGTCAATCCAGTAAAGATAAAAACACCTAAGACACTAATTGTAAACATTAATGCTGAACTTGCAATAAAAATATTTACAATCATTGCAATAATTATTCCAATCAATCCCATAAAAAGAAATTGTCCGAATCCTTGTAAGTTCTTTTTAGTTGTATATCCATAAAGACTTGCACTCAAAAAAGTACATGCAGATATAAAAAATACTTGAGCAATACTTCCGCCAGTATATACAGCAAAAATAGGTGCTAATCCAACTCCCATTACAGTAACAAAACTGTAATAGAAAGTTCTGAGTGTTGAATAACTCCAATTTCTTCCTGCAAAGCTATACCAAAGGATCATACCCAACGGAGCAAATGCAAAAAGTAACATTGCTCCAGCCATTTGATATAATAATCCACTAGAATATACAAACCATGCAACAGCACCACTTAGGGCTAATCCAGCCGCAGTATGATTATACATGTTAATCATAAATTGGCGTAAACCTAAATCATATTGTTCACGTGCTTCTGTTAAAGTACTCATTATAAATCTCCCTCTTTTCTATTTTCACTATAAAAAACATCAAATTCTCCATCTGGATATCTTGATTTTAATTTATTTACGTTTTCTGCAATCACTTCGTTAGGGTCCAAACCAAGAGAACGGCAACTAGTAATCCAATACCACATAATATCACCAAGTTCTCGTTTGCAATGAAATATAGTTTCATCGTCCATTGGTTTACCTTGGAAGATACACTTTTTAACAATTTCTGCAAATTCTCCTCCTTCGCTAGATAATCCTATAGCACCTGTCATTAAAGATGCCGCATTTACTTTCATTCCGCTTTCTGTAGTTTCTATATCAATCATGCGATTATACATCTGCATTGAGGATAGAGATTCACCACTTGTAACTTTTTTTACAAAGTCATTATATGCATTTAAGTCTACTTGTTTTGTCAATTTTACCTCTTATACGTTTACAAATTTTGATGGATCAATCGTTGCATGTTCGCCATCGCTAAATTCAGCACCAATACGTAATCCAGTTTCTGGTTGCTCATTGCTCCAAGCAAGTATACTTTCAGCTTCAACCATTCTTACTTCTAAATCTTCTTCTTCTTGTTCTAAAAGCACACTTCTAGTCCAACGTCCATGTTCTATAAGCACCCAGTGACCAATTTCATATGGATCATCATTTTTTGGACCTTTGTCATAAACTTTACCCCAGCGTGGATAAATGCCTCTAGTTTGACCATCATCACTAGAGATAATTAATCCACCTGCTGTTCTCTGTTCACCAAAATCCATGTGTGTAACTAAAACACGATTACCTATTGCAGTCAGACTGCCTTTGAACTTCTTATAATGTATACTCATTATGATCCTCTTTGAACAAAATTACCATCTTCATCTTCTACCCAATCTTCAGTTAAATCTTTTTCTGCTTGATTTACAGGTGTTTCTTCTTTGACACCAGGGTTAGAAGCATAATATTCTTTCATTATATCTTCACGTTTGCGAATTATTTTACCACCTGGACCTAATTCATCTCCACGTGCATTTACTCGAGCATTACCTACCGCAGGAGTAAGCTCATTTTTTTGACGTAGCAAATCCATGTCAACAATTTTGCCGTTGGCACTTCTATGTAGCTTTCGTCCTGTTTGTTTCATTGGCATAATTATACCTCCTAGTTATATATTGTTACTTATCTTAAGAACTCTCTCCAATCCAGGTCATATTGGATTGAATTTACTCTGTGTACACCTATTAAATACAGCACATAACTTGCAACACTAGATCCTCTGCCTACACCCCATACGATGTTATTACTACGCATGAAATCAACTAGATAGATCATGTAACGCAATAAGTTGTGCATGTCACGCTCTTTAAATGCATCTAATTCTTCCCATATACGATCTTGTATATTTTGTGGACAGGGTACTTCTGCTTTTCCAAGAACATATTCATATACATTAATATCTTTATACTGATCAGGCATAAACCATTCTGATTGGCAAACACCATCAAAAGTTTTTTGGTCTACATCTAATGGAATATATTTCTTTAATTTTGCAAGGCCTTGTTCTTCCATTGCTGTATTAAACTTATCTATATCATCAGACTGATCGCACAATACCACATGGCATTTATCAGCATGACCTGAATAAATCATATCTACAAGGTCTTTATTAGAAAATCTAGGTATACCGAGTTCGTCTGTCTTCATAAGCATTTAGTTATATTAACTGATATTAATCAGATTGTCAAGAGAATTATTATCATCTTGACTGTTATTTTGTTGTTTTATTAGAGCTTTTGCTCGTCTAGCTTTTGCTTCTTCTTTATACATATCTATCACTGTAGAAAGTTGCTGTTGAAGCTGTAGGTTTTTAGTTTGGAAATATTTTCTAGATAGTTCAGTAACTTTATTTTCTACTTCTGCATCTGTTAGCTGATCCATACTATCAACTAAAGGATTAAACATTAATCGTATACGCCATGATATTTTGCAAATACTGTGACGCCGTCATTTATAGTCCAAAAGTCAACAATAATTGGATCAGTTTGACTAGAAACAGTAAAAGTCACAGGCCAATCACTATCTGTTTTAAAAGACCCTCCGCCTGCGGCCGCCCAAGTAATATTCCTTGGATTACCATCACTTGTAATTTGCATTCTCATGCGTCCTAATTTAGAACTAGTAGGAAAATCTGCAAGAGTCAATGTAACATCAGCACCTACTTGTATTGTTTGGTAATGGCCAAATTCCCAACTTATATTTTGTGATGCAGAAACATTTCCGTTTGCGTAAACAGTTTCTGTGTTTGCAAGCATTTCAGCTTCTCTGATTATACTACCGTTGAAATCGTTACTTGCATTTATCTTTGCTGTATTAGTTTGTAAAGCTGTGATTTCATCACGAGCCGCTTCTAATGCTGTTTTTGTAACCGTAAAGTTCGTTCTAAAGCCTTGGCTATCGTTATCTTGTCCGGCTACAGGGTAAGCTGCATCAAAACCTGTTGTTGTAATTGTACTGGCCATATTTTATTCTCCTGCAATATATTTATCTTTGTTAAACATTGTATTCATAATTTGCGAAAACTATATATTGTTCATCTGATACGCCTTCTGAACTATCTATAATTACTCTGTCGATATCTAAATCATATTCTGTAAAATCAATATTTTTTAGACGTAAGTTGCTTGCTATCAAAGTGCTTGTATCTTTCTTACAAAAACAAAGCGGAATAGCATTTATCATGCCTAATTCAGCAATTTGATTTGGTTGGCTACTTCTCATCCACAGTGGCATGAAGTTTTTTTCTGTTTCTCCTAGAGCACGTATATTGTCTTTTATATGAGTTAAATTGCTTATATATCTTGTTCTATCATTTGATCCATCAACAGTCATTGCAGATAGATCAACAGTTATAGTATTTTCAGGATCAGGTCTTAGTTTTCTACTTGGTATTATACCAGGCGTGAAAGGTATTTTTTTATTGGTACCATCTCTACATGTAATGAAAAGCTCATGGGCAACATTTTGCGGTATGTTTGTACTTGTAATATTTCTTTCTGGAATAAGTGTAGGGTTTCTAGAAGGTATTAATAAATCATCTCCAAATTTATGTGTAACTGCTCCGTCCTCTCTTGTAGATATGTCAATTTTGTAATATTCTGCATCATAGTAATCATTTCCGCTTTCGTATTTTGTACTATTGACTAAAACTTTTTCATTATTAAAAATTGTAATCTTCTTTTTTGTTTTATTTTTTGTTTTACTTTCTTGTAGATCGTTTACCTCAAGATAAACAACTTCATATACTATGTCATTTGTACCTGGATTTTTTGCTACTGCTGTTTTTATTTTTCCAGTAGTATATTTCTTTCTTTTTGCATTTTGTGATAATGCCGCTACAAAAGATGATACGTTCTTTGATTCAATTCCTGGGTATACAAGCATCTTCATTTTTGTTTGTAATCCAAAATTAGGATCATTAGGACGATACAAATATGACGGAGGAAATATTTCAGAATCATTTATTAAGTCACTGAATAATCTGCGTCTTTCTGGAGTTAGCATAGGAGCCATATGAATATTACTATATAATTTATTGTCTGGATCAGATAACGTTATAGTAAATTCTCTATCAATAGCACTATATCCAAATTGATCCCTAGCTGTCACAGTAAACTTATATGTTCTATCAAACCTTGTTGCATTTTGATCTAAGGTAAAAGTTTGTGAATCGAATACAGTTAATCCTGGTTTACCAATAGATCCAAAGCTATTAACTTTACCAATTATTTCTCCTTCTAATGACAAAGATAAGCCAAAAGGTAAATTTCCTGATTTTATTGTGTAAAGCATTGTAGCGTTAGGAACAGTTGTATTTGCTTTTAATGCTAACGTGCTTATATAATTTGCACTGAATTCTCCAAGATTTGCAGGAGTTGTCCAAGCAATGGTACTGTCTACTTCTCCTAGCATTTTTACAACAAATGTTTTTTCGCTTTCTGCTATTTCTTCTTCAACTAATGCAATAGTACCTAAATCTAAACTTGTCTGACTAGGAATAGTATCAATTAATGGAGACGTAAGATTCACAACATCAAAGTCGTTACTAACATTTACTTGCACGTTAGACACAGTGTATGTTCTACCTAAGTAAGTAAATGTTCTTCCTGGCACTTTTCCAACATATGTAGGATCAAATTTATTCATTTTAATTTGTGTCAAGCCAGCATTAGTAGACTCATAGGCAAATTTTAAAAGTTGGACTCTATCTGTATCATAACCTATTCTTTTTGCTACAACAGTAAATTTATATTCAGTTGTAACTGCATTTTGATATGGTACACGCCCAGCTACTTCACCTGTGGTTGTATCCAAAGATAATCCTGGAGGAAGCAAGCTAGGACTACCGTCGTCGTTAGTACCTTTAAGATAATAAGATACTACACCACTAAGTGTATTTGCATCTATAATATCTAATATTAATGTAACATAATTATTTGCTCTCCGAAAGCCAAAATCTCTTGGGGTAATCCAGATAGGAACTCTAATATGTGAAATATCAGCAGTAAAAGTATTTGTCCCTACTTGCATAATAGTGTTATCAGAGCGTAAGAAGTCGTCACCGACAACGTATATTCTAAATTTTCTATTTGCTACTGTATCGCCGTCACTGACAGAAACTATAAATTCATAGTACCTATTTAATTTTTTTGGTGATTGAGTAGGTGTGCTTAAATCATAAGTTGTTGTATCATAGTAAAAACTATCAAAACCATTATTATCAGGAATACTCCAGTCATAACCAGTTTTAAGATCTTCATCATATCCTACTTCATCATAATAACCACTAGCACTCCTTAGTTCTATGGCCCTTATAGGATCAACTATTCCAACTAACCTACCATCTGTAGTTAGTCTTATGCCTGGAGGTAATTCTCCGCCTAAACTACCTATAAAATATTCTAATTTTTGGCCAGCTTCGGTATCAGTGTCTATAACTTCTAGCTGAAAATCTATAGGAGCACTATCTAATATATAGTATACACCGTTGTTCCCTGCTGGTAATAAATCTTCAGGAGTTTGCCAAACAGGCAAATCTGCTCCTTGAACTATTATATTAAATGTTCTATCACTTATTTCGTTATTAAACGTTGCCCTTAAAACAAATCTAAAATTAGTTTCTCTCGGGACTTCTCTTGGTGTGCCTTTAAGTTGTATACCATCAAGATAAATTCCACCAGGTAACTTTCCGCTTATCAAACTGACTGTAGCATTTGTTTCTGATAGCGGCAAGGTATAAGGAGCAATAGTTACTTGCTCGTCAAGTGTAAGAAGTGTTTTACCTGATATTTCTGTCCAATAATTTGCCATATACTAATCCCTATATAGCATATTTATCGTTTATACTATAGAGCCAAAATCTGAAATTGTTGATGACGGAGTAATTATAGACCCATAATCAACTGTTGTATTTGCAACTACAAAATCTAGAGCAGAAGTGTAATTATTTGTAACGTCACCAAAATCAAAACCTCTTACATTCCTCATGCTATTGTACATTGCTGTAACATTAATACCGTCAACTGTACCTGTAAGAGCACCATTCAACTCGGTAGCTGTAAGTGAATTGACATTGTTTATGTTATTGTTATTAGCATCTAAATTGCCACCTAAAGATGGATTTGTATCACTTTGCACTAATCCTGTTGCATCTATGTTTACTGTAATTGTGTTGCCTAGTGCTGTAGTGCTTACATTTGTGCCTCCTTGCACAATTAACGTCCTATTTGCACCTGTTACTGCACCTGTTCCGCTTGTTGCTTGTAAATTGATTGTTCCAGCATTGTTAATTGTTACTGTATTTTCATCGCTTGTAATTTCTATATTTGTACCAGCAACTAGACTTTTAAGTCCAATGACACCGTTTTCTTTGCTATAGAATATACCAGTACCAGACCCTAAATTAGTTGCAGTAGCTTGACCTTGCACTCTTAAGTCTAAATCGTCAAAATTATTGTTGACTTTTACAAAAGCCTGCCTTAGGTCATCTCCTGTACCATCATTTGCTAGTGTTCCTACATTAATTCTATCTATCGGCATACTTGTCTCCTACTATTATTTATTCTTCTTAATCCTTATGTTAGGATTACGTATTTGTATACCCTTACTTAAAACACGTCGAATGCCTTTTCTTGTTCTACGATCTATATTACCTTGATATAAAACTTTAGCATCTCCTCCTTCAAGGCTGTTATAGTCAAACCAATTAGAATCATTAGTGCTTGTAGATTCAGTCCCTATATAAAAGTCTGACCCGTCTTGTACATCTAAACTTTGTATCCATTTTTTAACCTGTTTATAAGTCCAATCTCTATTGTGTTCTAATACAGTGGATATAAATCCTGCCGCCACAGGACAAGCCGCACTAGTCCCTCCGAAACCTGTATCTTCAGGGACACCTACACCAGATCCAGTGTTTGCAGTAAATCCTGGATATGTAGAAGGATATCGTCCTTCAGATGCGTAATAAGTGTTTGCGGCGAGAGTACCGTCGGCAGGTAGATAACAGTCTATACCTTCACCTCTATCACTATAACCTACTTTGGCTTCTTTTGAACTTTTATATTCATCGTCTAAAGCACCTATGTTGATTGTTTTGTAATCTATTGCTCCATTACTTTTTACATGTTTACCACCTTGTTGTGGAAATCCTCTACGATTAGTTGTTCCGGTAACTTCTACACTAAATTCAAAAAATGTGCTTTCTTCTAATGTGTCTGAATTATTTTGGGCGATATAATTATCAAAATCTGGGTGTCCGTAGTTTACTTGTTTTTGATTACTGTTGCCTGCGGCACATACAAATATTACACCTGAATCAATTAATTCATCTAGAGCAGTTGTTAAAGAATTTGTTTTCATTTCTGATTTCCAACGCCCGGCGTCTCCTTGTGAGCCCATGTGGCTTAACCAAGCAATACCTGATTCGTTCGTATAAGAAGTTGCAGAACCACCTCTGTAGTGATAATAATATGTGCCGCCTGGCTGTTTATTAGCTCTATACCCCCAACTGTTTGAACTTAAGGTTGGATTTTTATTCCCGTAGTCTGGATTGATTGGCTTCATCTGATGAAAAAGTTTTTGTAAATCGAAACCTTGTTCAATACCTGATCCATAGGAACCATACAAATTCAGCACCCATTTATTTGCATTGTAAGCCCAACCTTGGGTCCTACCGAAAGTTAATGCACAACAACATGTTGAATGCCTTGTTACAGAAAAAGGTGGAGGGCTTGTGTTATCTCCATTACAGTTACTTCTAGTGTAGCTTGAACCTAAAGAACTTACAGTTCCAAATGATTGAAATTTTGTACTCCTGTTAGATGAATTTGTCCACCATCCTCTTGCAAAACTTTCTACAGGGACAGTGGTCCCGTCGAATCTCGTTGTTAGCCTATTTGCAGAATCTGCGTTAAAATAATCTGGATCCAAGTAGTAAGGAGCATCTAAAACTAAGTCCAACAAGTCACATGTACCGTTTCCAGGTAATAAATTGCCTCCTACATAATCTGCAGGCGGAGGTGCACCTGTGCAGTTGTTTTGAAACTCTGGATGTCCTATCCATCCTGCACCGTCGTCTGCTACTATGACATCAACATCTTTACCTGAGCCATATTGCTGTATATTGACATCTCCTACATAATTATCTGCATAGCCATTTTCTACCCATGGATCTAATTTTTGCATACATCTCCATAATTGGTATCCTGTTCTATTGATGTCATCGTTATTTAAATTATTAGAATTTTCAAACTCTCTATGGACTTTTACAGTAGTTTGATACCTATCTATTAATTCTGGACGAGTTGCATATATCTCATCTGGTGGTGGAGCATAAGTTTCAGGATATTTCATGTAATCTATATTGATAAATTTTACTCTGGGATCTGCCTTTAAGGCTGTTGCCTCTTCGTCAGTCAATAAATAAGATCCTCTAGTAGGACTATGTAATTTTTCATCTTCTACTGCAACTTGTCTACTAGGAACTGATTCATAGGTGTTGCCATCAGCTATTAATTCTGCATGTAATTCAGTCCATTGTTCTGTAGTGTGTGTTCCTAGCTGGTAGTACTTTTCACTCATAGTAACTCCTATACAATATTAATTGTGCCGTTCATATTTGTGTGAGATGTACATTGGTAATACAGTGTTGCAGGAGCACTCATAGGCACCTTAAATGTAACCACACCAATTGTGCCGTTATTTGTTACACCATCGTTATATGGTGTGCCACTTGTACCAGTTGTTGATTGTATTCTAAAAGGATGGGCTCCTGAGGTATTATTAAAAACATATGTTTCACCTCTACGTAAATATAATGTAGGATCATTTTCTGATGAAGGAAACCAAACATTCCCTGGGTCAGTAAACACATAATGATTGATGCCATCTGCACCTAAGTTAAATTGATACTGCACTGTTTTGCCATTTACATCTAAATTTCCACCTAATTGTGGAGTCGTATCTTCCACTACATTAGCTATGCCTGCACTACCAGATAAGTTTACCCAAGAACCATTTGCACGACCTTGGAATACATTAGTAGATGTGTTATATACTAAATCTGCATTTTCAGGACTAAGAGCATCTCGCTGTGAAGTTGTAACAGCAAGCATTTGAAATGGACCACTTGTTGCTTGTATCCTTGTTCCTGCATTTAATTCTATTTCATTATCTGAAAATATTTCTGGTGTTCCTGATCCAACTGTATTGAAAGATCCTGTAACATTTAAGTCGTTGTCTACTGTCAAATTATTTTGTACAATTAAGTCGCTTTCGAAAGTTACTGCTGGAGTAATTGTCATTGCACTACTATCAGATGTATCAATGTTTGATCCGCTTAATACTACTGCACCGCCTGTCAAAGATGTTGTAGCATTTAAAGATAATATACCTGAAATATTATCAGCTAAACTTAATGATAAAGCAAAAGCGGCCGCTTCTACATTTATTTCATTTGTAGTGCCTAGAACTTGCATAGTTTCACTTGCAAGGTTTATACTTCCTGTACCTGTGTTTCCTGCTGTGTTAAGAGTGCCTGGCGAACCATTAATAGTAATTTCACCTTCTGCATCACTTGAAGTAGTAATACCTGTGCCTCCACTTATTTTAAATGTCTCGCCTCTGTTTATAATTCTTGTTGTACTATCGTCTGCCGCTACGGTAATGAATCCACCGCCGCCACCGCCTGACCCACTGCCAATAACTATGCCGTTCATTGTACTATTAGGCGGTAAATCTATTGGTACAGCATTAGAACCAAATTTTATTTCACCATTAATATACAAATCTTTAAATTGGTTACTTAAACTTCCTAAATCATATAAAGTATCTGCATGCGGTTTGACATTACTTCTAATTGTTCCATCTAAATTAACCGCGGCCAATATGCTATCTATCATAACAGTGCTATCGTCTGCAAATACACTACCTACTAAATCTCCTGAATTGTTAACATCTACTGTAATTGATCCATCTGTAAGTTGCGTTAATGTAACAAATCCTGCATCATTTGTTAGAGTAGAAATATTATCTGCAGGCTGTAAAGCAGACTGTGCTAACGCTCCTTGTGCTTGTGTCGCCGCATCAGTAATACCATAACCGCCTAGTGTAGTAGGAAGACTAGTTATATCATTAAATGTTACTGATGTCAAATATCCAGCATCATTTGTTAACACAGAAACATTTTGTCCTTGGCTAACATACTGTGAATCATTTGCAAAAGTTGATACTTGTGTTGGGGTACCAATTAAATCACCATAGTCGCCCGTTGTTGCAACCGTTGCAAGATTAAGACCGTTAATAGCAACACCATTTGTAATATTCAAATCATTTGCTGTAATAGTGCCAGTTGCAGTAATATTAATTGCTCCTGTAATATTATTACCAGTTAGATTTAAACTATCACCATTTGGAAGTTCTTTAATTTTATTACTGTCTGTTGTGTCTACAACTAAAGGATATCTATCAGCCATTTTGGTCCTCGCTACTATATTTATTTTTCATTAAACTCTGCCTACCACAGCGTTTACAACACCTTTGTCCGCATCGTCTTTTGTATCTATTGCTTTTCCAATTACACTTCCAACTTTTGGATCGTTATCAGCTACTGCATATCCTGGTATTGCACTTGCAACAAGCATGTCGCCTTTTTGTATTTTGCCGATTACGTTTACAGGGACTTTACCTTGCAATGCAACCAATGTTTTAATACCTGGGCATTCTTGGTTCATTGTATATGCACTTTGATCACTGACAACTCCTGCTACTTTTGTAGATTTGTGTTCTGTGCTTTCAGTAACTTCTTTTTCTCCGCCAAATATTAATACAGTGCCTACTTCATATTCTTTATCGCCTTCATAGTATTCCGCCAAGTCAGCATATGTAGCTTCGAATCTAGAATTTGCTGTTAGGCTCCATCTACCTGTGACACTACCTGTGGTTGTTGCGGCACCTGTTGTTAATGTAGTTGCTTGAATAGTCCCTACAGTCAAACTATGTGTGTTTGGATTGTATGTAAAATGGGCGTCATCAGTATCTATGTAAGGACGTTGGAATGATGTTCCGTTAGCATCACTAAATAAAACTTGGTAGTTTACTGAATCATTTTTCTCATCAACATTGATATTATTTGCGTTTGTTGCATTATCTGCGTTGTCAATAGTTCCTGTAATTTGTCCTGTAACAGTCATTGTATCGTTTACATAAACTGTTCCAGTACCATTAGCTTGAATATTAAGATTTGTATCAGTTGTCATACTTCTTATGTCATCTGATTCAATACCTGTTGTAGTTACTTTTGCTTCAACGTTACCTCCTGTAACAAAGGTTACAATATCTGCACCACCTTGTGAGAATCCTGTATTTTCTCCTATACCTATTCCAGTCCCTGTTCCATCTAATTCATCTGGAGCTTCTATGAAACTTGTATAAGTCCAACGTGTTCTTACAGCAGATACTTCCGTTGTGCCACCACCTGCTCCGCCTACAGAACCAAACGGTGAGTTTCTATGCAATACACTTTCTGTATATGCAGATATATCTCCAACTCTTATTACACCACCTGTGTTAATAGTAGGCTTACTTGATCCAACTGCATCAAGTATTTTTCCTTGTTCTGGTGTGCTAAAAGTAAGTGTATTTGAACTTTCACTTAACACAACGTTTGTAGAATTTGCACCTACAATAAATGCAGTTGCGTGTAAGTTTCCGCTATCATCACGTTTTGCAATACTAACATTTTCGTTATCATATGCAACTTCACTTGTTGTATATACTCCTGTGCCTGTTGTTATAAGTGCTTTTCCAGGATCATTTACTGGATTGCCATATGGCTGTACCGCAGTAAAGTCTCCGTCTGCTATACCAAGACCTTTATCAACAACATTTGCATAGGTATCAATTTCTGGATCACCAACACCTGCTGTAGTTCTACCAATTATTTGATATTGATCTAGTTCAGGTAAATCTGCTAAATCTACTTGATTTTCTTTAAGTGTAACCCAACCATCAGTAACAGTAAAGTCATCGTCATCAAAAGCCGCAACACCTAATGATGCTTGTATTGTTTGTGCATCTCCTGTAGGAGCCGCCGCTATTGCTGAGGCAACATTCATATTCAGTTTGCTTTGTACAATAGCATCTGTAGTGAATTCTGTATTATCAATTGGAGCATGTACATCTGCATTGATTATGCTATCTGCTTCAATCTGTAAATCCCATTCTGTATTTGTTGCACCTCTTGTGACAGTTAAATTAATATCACTTGCTGTACTTTCTACAGCTCTTACATATTCATCGATAGGTGCTTCTAATATTGCACTTGAAACACTTGGACTTGTTTGTTGGACAGATCCTAAATTTGTAAAATCAGTTGCGCCAGGAGTATATGTAAGAATAACAACATTAGCATTCTGTACTTTATCAAATCTTGCTTCCCTTGCTATTAATGTACCTGTAGCTCCACCTGATCCTGTTATTTCTTTGTTTGCACTATTAGGGTCAAATAATGTACTTGATTCTGCCTCTACAACTATCTTTCTTACACCTGTAGGAACAACTAGTTGTTTTGTTAAATTAGCAGGTGATACAGAATGATCAGTCCAGTTTCTTAAATCTGTAATTTCATCATATGCTGATACAGCCTCGTCCATAAACTCTTTTGTCACAGCATCTTTTAAATCTGTAGGATCTTGAAGGTTAGCAATTTTATTAGAGCTCATGTCTAATGTAGCTTCCATTCCAGTTGAACCATTAAGTGCTAAAAATCCTGGATCAAATCTATTTGAACCTGTTAATTGAGCTGTTCCATTATGACCTAATCTTCTGCTCACATAGTTTGCTATAGCTTTTTCTGTAGGAACTGCTGTATCACTATTATCTGTAAATAGTTCATCATTTGAAAATTCATCAATAGTCACACCTTCTTTAAATCCTAAAGAAGCAGCTCTACTAATTCCAACTTCACCTGCAAAAGTAATTGATCCTGTAGATTGGTCAACAACAAAATACTTACCTACTCTAAAGAATCCATCGTTATCAGAACTAATAAAGAAGACTCTTCCTTTTCTTCTTTCCCATACTTGCGAGCTTGTAGCATTATCAGCATCAGTATAAGGACCTGCTTTTGCTTCTAATCCTCCGACTGCACTACCTAATAAAACATTAGGATAGTTACTTGTGTTAAATCCACCTGTACCAATTTCAGTAAAGTCGTGTCCTGTTGCTCTAAGTAATGAAATTGCTATTGTTATTTCAGCTGTTGTACCATTTATTAATCCAGCATAAACATTTCTTTGAACATCATTTACATAACCAATATTGTTGGCTGTACTACCTGTTACGTCATTAGCAGTTAACGCTTGTACTTTTAGGAAGTATACACTTTCAGCATCGACCCATGTGCCGCTTGGACCTGTATATGCAGTAAATGTGCTTCCGTTTGTTTTTGATGTTAGTCCTGCATCTTCATACAATACAAAAGTGTTTAGCGTTACATCGCCAACAAATTTAGTTGTGCCATTTAATTGTGTAGTTCCTAATATATCTGAAAATGTAACTTGATCACCATTTGATAAGCCGTGGGTATTATCTGTAATTGTAATTTCAAAATCACCAGATCCTGCTATCTGAATATCTGTAATTGTTCCTGTTGTTACAGCACCGTATTCTATGGCTTGCAAAATTCTTGAATTGTATGAAAATATCATACCACCTGTGTATCCTGCATCACCAGGATTTTTAATTGTTTGATTTACTGTATCAGTAGCATCTTGCAATATACGTATTGCGTCACCTGCGTTTAACGCTTTGACAGAAAGATATTGGTCAGTGTTGTTTGCACCCATTTGACCTGTACCGCCTACCAATGATGCTTGTGTACTACGTCCTAAAGGATCTAGTTCAACTTCTACATAGTCAAAATCAGTATCAAATATTGCTTTAATTTGTGTGCTAGGAAGATTAGCTCCTTGATCATCAGTAATTGTAAATGAAGTACTTCTATATGTCTTTGTATCACTTTCATCAAAGTTTACTGCTGTACTTGGACGCTCAGTAATATCTTGACTGTTCACACCATCAAATATTAATGTTTCAGAATGTCTATATTCAATTAAATCATCGTGTGCAATATTTTCTTGTATATCTGGAAAGAAGTCTGTGTTAGATCCTGCTTCTTGGATTGTTAATCTATAAATTTCGTTACTGAATGTTCCAGCAGTGCCTTGGAATATTGCACCTACCTTAACTGTAAGATCGTTTGTAGGAGAAGCTCCTCCCATACTTGTACCTAACAAAGTAATTTCGTCAGCAATAGCATGTCCTTGACCGCTATTTCCTATAGTGATACCACTTACAGTACCTGCTGATATACTAACTACAGCTTTAAAACCTGTGCCAGTTCCTGTAGTTGTATTTTGTGTAATTGTAAAGTTTCCGGTTGAGTTAGCTGGAGTGCCTGTGAAGCCTGCTCCACCTCCAAATGTGCTATCAAGCGAGTTTATACCTGTAACGACAGGAGCTCCATCTGCACCAATGTCACCATTATTGTTAGGATCTGATAAATTTTGTATATTTGTAATTTTATAATTTAATGGTCCAACTGTAGAATGCGGAACATAAACAATAGCATTTTTGAGTGGATTAACTTTATAATCATAAACTGTAATACTTGTATCACCTACAGCATTTGTAAATGATCCAAAAGTAAATGCCTTGATAGCTTGTGCTTGGTCTCTTGCCAATGTAACCTGATCTGGAATTTCGTTAGGATCAGCTCCTTCAGCAACTAATCCAAAATTACCATAACCATTAGAACCGTTAAGTGATCTAATCTCTGAACCGTTTGCCGCATAATATGCCGCATGCGTATAATATGTAAACATACTAACCATTTCAGAGAATGCACCATTATTTGTAACTAGACCATATGCTAAATCATTAATTTGCGTAAAGTCATTACCTAATATAGATCTATTACCTGCTGTTTGTAAGAATAAATCTTGAATAATATCATCGTCACCGTGACCTGGATCGCCTGGCGAATCTCCACCAGCTTTATTATATCCGTTACTACTATTACTACCTGGATCTAAATATAAAACAGCTTTACCTGTTCCGCTATCATAATTTGATATAGCATTAACTTGATAGCGTATTCCTTCAAAATAGAATGGAGCTGGTAATTGTGGCAGACGTAATTTAAGTCCTTGTGGTTGTCCTCCTACATCTAAACTTTCTACAGCAATAGTAAAAGAATTTAATGTAACTGCACCTCCACTTACACCAACTGATGTAGAACTTCCACTATTTGCAAGGATACGCATAGGAATATTACCTGTATATGCATCAACATACATACCACCTCTAAATGCTTTTTTGTTTTCACTTTTGGAAAAACTAGATGCAGTTTGAATATACGGTGACTTTGTTAACACTTGTCCTTCTGGATCAAGCACACACATAAAGCCGCCGTGTCCTTGCACAGTTACATTTCTTACAATAGTTGCATCGTCCAACAAGAAAACATCCATTTGATCATTACGTAATGGCGGATTCCAAGTACTTGGATTTTCTAAAGGATATTGTACAATATCAATTAATTGTCCAACAAGTGTTACAACACTGGTTACTTCTACCCAAATATCTGGATCTAAAATTATATTTGATGTGCCAGGGTCTACAACTTCATTTGCAGATGTAGATGTATGTTTCCTAAGAGCCCTATAATATCTTGCACCGCCTCCAGTGCCTCTGACTACAAAATCTCCTTGTGCATAAAGATTACCAGCTGACCAAACCGGTTGTACATCACCAGCAGATATATCTGGATCAAAATTAGTACCAGCATGTTTTGTAGGAGCAGTTCCAACAAGCAGTTGTCCTGCTAAGGTGCTTATGTGACCAATGGCCGCGGCTGTTTGTGATTCCTGTCCTGATACAGCACCTGAATAATATTCTCCTTGATTTTCTAAGGCAAATTCTTTACCACCATTTAGCAAATCTCTTACAAGTCCGTCAACAATAATTCCTGTATCACGTCTACATTTTTCTTCATTATAAGTGAAGGTGCCTTGAACACCTACATTGACAGTTATAGTGTTTGTACCTGTTGAATCAATATTGATAGCAGTATCATAAGCAGGGTCTCCTACTCTTGGATATGTATGATTAGTTGCATTATCATCTATATCACACGTAAATGTTAATGAATTTGTAGCAATTTTTATACTTGTTCCTGCAGAAAGTGTATGAGGACCAATGGTTAGTGTCATGTCTCCTGTAGCTGGATCATAAATTGCATTAGTTACATCATGATTTACGATAGGTGATGCGCCTACATTGATAGTAAAAGTATTTGTGTCTGATGCAGTTATAGCAAGAGTTTGTCCAGATGCAGGATCAGTTGACCTTGGATATGTTTTGGTTGCTGTATTACCATCCATTGCACAAGTAAAGGATAATGCATTATCAGCAATAGTAATTGTATTTGCTGTTGTTAATCCATGTGTGGCAGAAGTTATAACCATGTTACCGTCAGCAGGAGTATATACAATATCAGTAATTGGATTAGGTAAATTACCAACATTACTTTGTACTGATCCTGATACAAATGTATGTGCATAAGCACCGCCAGATTGAACTGCGTTGCTTGCTGTACCACCTACATATGTGTGCGGACTTCCAGTTACAAAACTTGCGTTAACAAAATATATAACTTCATCTTGAATAAATTGTTTATTGCTTTTTATTACTTTTGCGGCTTGTTTGTAAAATCCTAAATTACTTACATCAGATCCCACTTGTATTGGTTTAGTGTTATCAGACAAGTAATGATTACCAAAAAATCCTGTTTGTATACCTTCTTGATTAAAGAACGGCGTTCCTGTGGTATGTAGGGTTACACCATCAAATTCACTATCTCTATAAAAATATGTTCTTGCCCATTTACTTTGTGAAACACGTTGTTTCGGACGTATTATTACTCGTCTAAATTCATCACCTTTGAGTGATGTATTATTAGGCAGTCTGATTGGATAGTCTTCTTCATATTGTCCTGTTTCTACTCTTATTGTAACTTGCTTTTTCTTAACAAAGTTACCCATTTCAAGTTCTTCGCCTGGTGATTGTGTAGCATTGTCCTGTGTTGCATCAAACTCTTTAGGCTCTAATAATTGCATGAAGAAAGTTGTTTCATTAGTTGTTTGAGAAAATGTAATAATTCTACCTAATGCACCTGATCTCTTACCTCTGATAACTTTTCCTGGTAAAGCATCTGTGTTGTCTGGATTAGTTTGGTCAATAAATCCGCTAGAGTTGTTATCTACAGTTAAGAAGTATCTGCTTCCAAACACTATGTCTGCACCTGACTCAATACCGTTTTGAATAATATTATTGATTAATGCTACATTGTTTGTCACAGAACTTGCGGCATTAGGTTCTGCACCGCCACCAATACCATCGCTTACTTGTGTGCCTGAAGTATCTTGTTGGAATTTAGTTTGATAACGTAATCCAATTTTTCCTACAGAAGTATAATTGCTAAAAGTGCTGTTGTCAAATGCAGTAGTTAAAGAAGCATCTGCAAATAATTCTGCTGTTGTTGCATCAATTACTTTTACAAAAGCAAATTTATCATTTATTTCAGTCATACCTCCAACACCGAAAAATTGTATAATATTTCCGTCGGATAATCCGTGATCTGTCTGTGTTATAATTCTTCCAGGATTTGCTCCATCAAATTTTGTTAAACCATTGTTATTTGCAAGCAAATCTTTTTCATTAAGTTTTTTATTTTGTAATATACTATCTGTTATTAAAGTGCCTAAGAAACTAAATGCATTTACAGTTTGCTTTAATTGTGTTGTAATTGTAATTCTTCCGCTAACGCTAGAATAATATCTCTCAGCGGCAATCCTTGTCATACTGTTAGCAGTATCACCTCTATTAGCGTCTATTCTTAAAGAATCAATTATTAATCCTAAGTCTCTTTCGCAAGTTGCTTTATTGTATGTAAAATTAGGAAATGTGTAGCTTATATACGCACTAACTTCTGCTATAATATAATCTTTGTTTAATTTTAAAGTTGCATTAGTAATTGGTGAAGTTGGATTTTCAACTCCTTGCGTATCAGTAACACAGTCGGTTGTAGTACCACCAGTTGTATGTGCTAATGTTTGAAAATATGGTCCTGGCTCTTCCGGTGCTGTTTTTACTAATTCTTCTGCTCGTCTTGCCGCGGCATTTATGGATCTAAAAGCATATGTAAATGATGTGCCTTCTTTTCCATTAGGTACACCTTGCATAGTATCGTCGCCGCTAGTACTAACATGCAACACCTCAGGTGAACTATATGCAGTGTTATCAACATAATATTTTGTTGCGGCTTGTAAGTCTTCTTCTCCGTTTGGAGTTCCGTCACCTGCTAAATCACCAGGATGATCTGAAAGGAATAATGTTCCTTCCATTGTGTCACCTTGCCTTCGAGTAATGCTCTTTCTAGGCATACCAACATCACTTAAGAAGTTGCCTGGAAGTGTCGCATCATAACCAGCATCTGTAATTTTGTGTGTATCGTTAGCAGATATTGTTCCTGAAACATTAATTTTATTGGCCGCCGCCTCTGATGAAGATTCAGTTCTTGCTTCTTCTGCTGAATTAAATAATGATAGTTGATCTGTGGTAGCGAATCTAATATAATAGGTTTGGCCTGTAACTAGATTATTTGGATCTGTATCTTCCGCTGTGAAAATAAATGCTGTACCATTAGCACCACTATCATATCCGTGCCCTGCAATGAATAGGTTACCATCTACATAAGATGTTATAGTTTTAATAAATCCTGAGGTATCAGCTGGTTCTGGTGCAATTCTAATAGGCAGGCCACTTGTGATATATCTTCTATCTGCGTACCCTCTTGTGATAACAAGATCATCAATCGTGTAACTTGTTGTTCTGCCAGGTTGGGAGTTTAAGGCAACTGCGGCAGATTCAGTAATTGCTACGCCGGCAATACCAAAATTTGCGGCGTTAAGATGTGATCCTAATGTTGGAGCAGTATTATCATCTACAATAGCACTAAATGTTGTTGATAGGATAATTTTACCAGGTACTGATGCTGTATCAACTGATACACTATCATTATTAATAGGATTTAAATCTGAATCACTACCAATTTCACTGTAAATAATGGCTGTACCAGATGCATTGGTTGTAATAATTTTTCCGCCTTCTATGGAATTTGGAGTATCTCCTAGTGTAGTAAATCCAATTTGTCCACCTTGTCCAAATACTGCATATAATTCTTGGAAGTTTTCATTTACTTTACGAAAGGATTCACGTATACTATCGCCGGTGCCGTCATTACCCTCAACACCAATGTTTACATCTTGTTTTGCCATTATATTTACTCCAGGTTAAACTGCTTAAACATATTTATCGTTTGTTTTTATAATCTTAATGTAAATACTATATGTTCATTAAAGAATATAGTATTAAAACTAAACATACACGTAAAAGCAAGTTAGGTGCTGAACATACATATATGAGAAGCCAAACTATTGCTTTATTTAAGTGTGATAGTTGTGATGAGGAATTTAAACGGCTTAGAAGCAGTATGGATCCTAAGCGTCTAAGTAATAATTATTTTCATGTTTGTAAAAATTGTAATGCAAAAGTTTTTGCACAGAAAAAAGGCATAGAAAAGAAGCAAATGTGGGATTTGCCTGCAAGTTCTGATATCCCTATTAGTAAACTTTAAACAGCAAATGATTCACCACAACCGCAACTGGCTGTAGCATTAGGATTTACTACTTTTAGATAAGATCCGCCTAGCTCTTCTACATAGTCAACAGTGCAACCAAATACAAACATTTCTGCCATAGGATCTAACCATAGATTTCCTATTGTTGCTTCTTTGTCAGTTACACCCCATTCGTATTGAAAACCAGAACATCCTCCACCTTTGACTGTTAGAGATACATTAGGCTTACCTACTTTTGCAAGATAAGCCTTTGCATTATCAGTCAATTGAAGTTTCATTCGCTTTTCCAGATTGTCCATGCACCGTATGCAATAGCAATGCCTGCCGCAATTTTAGCTAACGGAGCAAGAAACAAAACCATTAAGCCTAGTATTACAAGCGCCGCACCATCCCAAGATGTGCGTTCCTTCATTCTTGAATCTAACCACTTTTTAATCATGCGTACTTCTCCCCTTTTGATGTAAAGGAACCGGTAGTTTTCATTCCTTTTACTTGTTTTTTAACTAAATTAGATTGTTTTACATTTAGTTGTGTTCGACTATTACCACCTGATCCTATTTTATCTGGTCTAGGACTAGTAATTTTGTCAACTTTTAAGTCTTTTCCACTATCAATATACATTACTTACTCCTTACGAAAGTATTTAAACTTTCAAGTGTTTTACTTTGTCTGGAGACAGTTCTTTCAAGAACGCTTATAGCCGCTCGTTGTTTACGTATTTGATCCTCTAAACTTTGCACATACCTAAAACTAGGTACTTGTTGTTCTGCACCGTCCTCACTAACCATAACAATATGATCAACTCCTTGCCCTTTTAATCCTCCTGTGACTCTATTTGGATTTTTACCAGAGGGGAGCGAAGGTTGGTCGGTTTGAATCGGCTTTCTGCCGTACATTTTGTTTAGATAACTCATTATTGTTCTCCGTATAGTATTTATGCAGTGCAACAGATGCTAGATTTTTTGCTTTGCTTTCTACCATAATATCTGCATGTGCCAAAAAACTAAGTGCCCAGTCATTTACAGCATTATTCCACATGTAATCTGAATGAGCTCTAAGTTTAGCTTTTTTGTATTCGCCTGATAATAAAATATCCATATCAGGTTTGCTGTCAATAGGATGTTCTACAAGAATATCTTCGCGTGATACGCTGTAATGAATCACAGGACGTACACCACGCCACGAATCTATTATGCGAGCAAATCTATCGTCGGAGGGAGATATATATTCTCCTGAATTGACCCAGTGATGGTGTATGTCAAGTACAAGTGCGACATCTTCGCATAGTTCGAGCGATGCTTCGATCCCCCATTTGTTCTCGTCATTTTCGATTGTAATTGTGTTTCTCGCCTCCGCAGATAATCTTGGGAGGACTGCTTTGATACCGGCTGGACCTTGCCTGCCGGATATGTGGACGTTACATTTAAAGTCCTGGAACGATTTGCCATAGCCCATCCATCTGATGCAATCAACATGATATTCAAACTCCTCTATAGATCTTTCAACAATGTCCGGGTTGTCGCTTGCAAGTACAGTAAATTGGCCTGGGTGCATCGATAATCTGACATCGAGGGCTCTTGCTGTTTCACCGACTGGCTTGAAGTGTTTCTCGCAGTAGTCACGAACATCTTGCTTACGCCAATAATAAGACCAAGTAGGCTCGGTATAAACAGGAAGCACATCGCTACCCAGTCTGACCATACGAAGTTCTGGAGGAAGGCTTCCCACATACTCAATTAACCTTTTGTATGACGCAATGTTGTGAACCATTATGTCCCACAAGCGTTCTTCAGCTACGTCACGTGTTTGTCTATTCAACCATGCGACAGTTGTGCTACGTGTATTTAGCGGACGTTGTATTTCTTCTAGTAATTTTTTCTTTTGTGTTTGATCAGGATGCAGATATTTGCAAGCAAACCCTATACGTTTTTGCTGGTTCTTCAAAAAGTCACCTGCTGATGTAAATATTAAATCATTCATTAATTATGCCTTTAATTTTCCAGGGTGTAAAGCATACACTTCCTAGACTTATGTGGTCTGCTCCTGCATTGATATATGCTTGAGCATCTTGTTTTGTACTTACACCGCCACCTGCAATTACTTGCACATGTGAATGCTTGTTTTTTATGTATTCAATTAGTTTCATAGTATATGGCATAATAATTTTGCCTGATAATCCACCCTTATCGCTTGGTATTGTATTACTTGCATGTATTTGATTATAGCCTATTTCGACTAATTTGTCAACCATATTATTATCAGCTATAGGAGGTATTTTTACAATAGTAAATTCTCCACGCATATGTTCAGGAAACTTATCAAAACTAGGCCAATTCATAGTATCATTACATGCATCTAAATTAGGACAACTAATGTTAAGTTCTATATTTCTTTCTGGACCTATGGCTAATAGTATTTTCTCCCAATCAGAAGGATCTAGAGCCGCTAAACTAAGCACCTGGCTGTAAGATGTTTTAAGCATGCCTGCGAATAGTCCAGGATTACGCAATCCCAATTGATTACGCCATCCCCATCCGGCTTCAGTCTTTACATAACGTAAAGTTTTTATTATCTGTTTAATACGGCCTGGTCTAGGGTTAACTGTAAATGTTCCTTTAACACTTATAGCATTTTTAAATTTTAAATAATTCCCAAATGGTGCACTTATAAAATATTTCATTTCCAATTCTCCAATACCCAAGGATCTTCACAATTAGCAGGATTTGGATCTCCGTGAAATACACATAAACAAGTTTCAGGTCTTGGTTCTACATGTTCTATTGTTGCAAGTTTCCTATTGCCTTTGACACCGCCAGGTGCAAACGATCTATCTGATCTAATTTCCCACTTCCAACTCATTATCCATTCATCTGGGAATAACCTTGCATTTTTTCCGTTACGGACTGATTCATCATACAAATAGTCTTGATCACCAAAAAATTGTTTTTGAATAGCTAATGGATCTCGCGAGTATTTGTCCCACAAAAATCCTAATTGTCCAGTTTGAAATCTAACTACACTACTATTGTATCGTTGCCATCCTGGTCTCATAACTCTTGTAAAATCTCTAACTGTACACCAGTATCCCGGTTGAAAAACAAATAACCTATCTAAATTACCTGCAACCACAACGTCGAGATCCATATATAAAATAGTGCCTTTAATAGGCAAATCCGCAGAATACATATATGGTTTGCACCACCATCCTGCTAAATTACTTGGTAATGGAATAACTATAATATCTTCATGTAAGCCGTTGGAATCTTCAGTCATACATGCAAACTTGAAATCAATAGTTGTGTTACGTTTTACCATTCTAAATAAACGGTTTACATAGTCAGCAGAATACTTTGTTCCATGTTTCAAACATAAAACAAAATATTCACTTTCCGTTGTTGGAATAGCTAATCTTTTAGACTCTTTTTCTCTACGTCTTAATTCACGTATCCGATGCCATTCTTTTTTAGTGTAAATTTCTTTTTCAATCTTAGCCATCTATGTGTGATATCTTTTGCCATGTAAAGGGTGTATAGATAGCACTATTGGCACCATGCTCTGCACATTCTGCTGACTCGCACCATACTCTGCCACCTGTGTCATTCTTAACAAGTTCATTAGCAAAGTTCCAAGCATGATAAGCAAAACGCTCTGCACCTACACCATCAAGTTGTACAATCTGTGCAAGTCCTTTTGTCTCAAGCAATAGTAATTCGTCTTTCATTGGATCATTTTTATCAATCACAGTTTTGTGATCAAAAGTATCTTCTAGCCATTGCTTCAAAGGTTTCAATCCACCAAAGTCCTGTACCCAGTTCCTATGATCTAAATCACTAGAACCAAACGTAAACTTAAATTGTAAACTGTATCCATGTAAAAATCTACAGTGTGAATGATCTGCGTGTGGTTGACGGAACACCGCTGAAAGTCCGATGTTGTGTCCGTATGTTTTTGTACTGTAATAAGCCATATTTCTGTGTCCTTGTGTTTAGTATATAATACTATATATTTTCTATATTGTCAAGCGAAACATTTTCAAATAACCAATTTTTTGGACATGTCCAATCTATTTTATTATATATTTTAAAGTTAGTATTAGGATAATGTTTAAAAACCATTTCTATTTGATGCACCCAATATCGTGGGTCAACTGCATTTTTTGTACCAGCATCATAACCTAACGTATCTTTATAGATATTATTTACATTATTTGTGTTTGAATAAAGATCAAATCCAATCATCTTTATATCTTGTGACATTTGAGCACCTAATAACACTGCATAAGGACCGCTCCCCCATTGAAAAGGTTCGTCCCAACGTTCATTGCCTTCATATGGCAAATTAGGCACTGTAGCAACATTTTTAAATTGATTTACCCAATCATGACGTGTATAAATTTTTCCTTTAAATTGTGCAGACTGGGCTTGTTGCACCATGCGTCTATCTACGCATATAAGATGGTCAACATAAAAGTCTCTTTGAATAGCATTGCAACCTATTTTTATGCTGTCTATATTGTTTATATCTAAGCCGGATCTACTTTCACCGTTTCCAATTATCAGAGTCATTTTCAAACATCTTCTTTGTTTCTTTTATTTCTTTCAATACTTCTGCAAAGGTTAGTTCGTTTGCTTTTTGATAAGCAAAAATAATTTTTATTTTATCTACGCACCACCACCACCAAAATACACTAACACTTAAAAAAACTAATATTATTGTACAAATGACATTACGCCTATAATCTTCGAAGCCTATTAAGTCTGTCGTCATAAGAATAAAAACAGCCAAAAACGGTAATGTCCAGGCTGCATATTTCCAATATTTAACTTGCCTTTGTATTTTTTTCCACATATTATTGCCTCCTTGCCTTTTAGCAAGAGTATTTAATCTTTTTTTCATTGTTATTTTATGATGCTATTTGACCAAAAGGTTTCCAGTCTCCAGGTGAACCTTCTCTTATACATATCCATCCTACATAGCCTGTAGGTTTAGGATCGTTATTCCATACTATATCACCTAATCTAAAACTTCCTTCAACTGGTGATCCTTTACCAACTTGCATTTTTTTACCTTGGACTTTTAAAGGCCCTGCAATAGTTAGATCTGCGTCTTCACTAAAATTAGTAACATTAATACCCATTTTTCCTTGCACACTTACTTTATTATTAAGAGTAATTGCACCTGTATCTTCTATGTGTATTCTACATTTATTATCAGTAATAATTTTTAGTTCACTTGTCGTCCACGTTCCTAAACTAAAAGTGCCAACATCGTTATGATCTACAACAAATTCATGTTCAAGAGACCCTACACTTAATGCACCATTTGGTGATTCATGACCTATTCCTAAACGCATTGTTTCATCGTCATAGAATACAAAATTATCTAATGTTAGTTTACCATCTATGGACAAATTATGTAATGTGCCTACTGATGTTAAATTACTAGATGTAATATTTGCACCTAATGACTGTTCGCTAATAACAGGGGTGTTTCCTATTCTAAAATCTTTACCTCTAGGTAAATCTATGCTTTGACTACTAAAAAGTCTATCTTGTTGCATAGTAAGCTGTCTGGTGTTTCCTTCGCCAGACCAAATTAAGCCTTTGTTACTTACAGAATTATTTTCAGCTTTGAATTCTAAATTACTTGTAGTTTCGTTTCTTACGTCTGCTACAACTTCATCAACATTTATCTTTTTTGCATTTATAACTCCGTCAACATTTAAATGTCCGTCGATATTAAGTTCATTTGGAATTTTTTTGATATGAGCAATGTCTACTGAAATACCTTTATCTGTAACTTTTAATATATAGTCAGAAGCAGTATCTTTTATACCAGCACTACTAAACTGTGCAATTCTGCCGCCTTGTAATTTATTTCCAGATATACTTCTATCTAATACACTAGATAAATCAGGTGCTTGTGGATTTTGTTTAGCAATGGCTTCTACTGCTTGTGATACAGCTTCAAATCCATTACGCATTTCGTTTAATTTTTGATTCATATTGCTCATGTAAGTATTTATCAAGAAACCTTGAGTATAACAGTTTCAGGGTTACATCTACCATTTAGTTTAGTATCGGTTGTTTTTATATCATCTAAAAATTTACGCAATTTTACTTTGCCTGAATCCTTAAACTCCTTAAGCTGTTCGACTGGTTTACGTAGAGTTTTCTGTATACTTAATGATTCGTCATAACCTTGTATTGTTGTGCCTTTTACACTCAATCCAGTGCCATCACGTTGCATGCCTTTAGGGTCAATATTGCTTGCAATATATTTGCCCAACTTACGTGTTTTTATGTTGAACACCCAAAGCTCATTTGCTCCTATTATCTGTGCAGGATCAATACTTGCTAATTTAAATTTTTCGTCAACTTTACAAAATTTTAATTTTGCAACAAGTTTATCTGCACTATACACTTTTGGCTTTCGCGGTTTACGTGTAGCTTTTGCACTATCAATTACAAAATCAAGTGCCGCAATAAGTTCACCTATTGCAATACGATAATTTTTTATATCAGCTTTTTTAATATGCGAATAACCTTCTTTCAATTGTGCCCAAAGATCTTGATCTAATTCACTCATTTTTTTAAGTTGACCTGCTGTAGGGAATCTTTCAAGCTGGTCAAAATCTACAAGAGCATCTACATAAAATGTTTTTAATTTACGTGCATGTGCTTGCGTTACATTCTTTTCCCTAAAGTGTGTTTTGAAATCAAACCCTTTAGGGTCGAACGACTTTGGGTCAACTAACCAACCTTCAAGCCAATCTTCTATTGCCTCGCTTTGTATATATGCTTGATCTCGGATACGTTCTTGTATACTAGGAATGTATACGTTTGCTTTCTGCTTTTCTTCTTCCTTTTTGGTTTTTATAGCCTTTGATCCTGCGCCTATAGCCCGTTCGATGCGTTCTTTCAAAAATTTAGAAGCAGGAGCAACTTTTCCGGTAGTACCAGGTAATGTATCCCAGTATTCGTCTTCTTTAGGATTGTAATCAGGCATGCCATCTAGTAGTTGTTTTGCAGTGATTGCCGCTGTGATACTAAGTTCATATGATGGAGCGGCTTTAGCATACTTTATATCTTCTTTTGTATATCCGTTAGATTCCATCCATTTAAAAGTATGAGGAAATAAATCAGCTGGTTTGTAGTTTTGATAGTAAAACTCTCTACTTGCACCTTTGAATCTATGAAACTTTTGGCCGTCCCATTCTTCCCAACCTTCCCATTTAGGTGCTGAAAGTTTATCACCTCTTCTAGTACGAGGTGCCGCACGGACCGTTCTCTTTTTAGTTCTTTTCGGCAATGGCATGAAAAATCTCCTTAACTGTTTATAGCAGTATATAGCAAAGGTTGTATTATGTCAAGAGAAAATGATTATCTAAAACGATTCCTTACCATATCTACAAAAATTTTAACATTAGTAGGCGGTGTTTCTTTTAGTATGCCATGGCCTAAACCACAGACCCAGCCAGTAGTATCATTAATTGTATCAAGCCATTTATTAATTTCGTATCTTAAAATTGTTTCTGAATTTTGTAGTAACAAAGTTTCATCAAAGTTTCCCTGCACAAAACCTGAAGTCACTTTTTGTAATGTCTTGTTGAGATCGATAGTGCTATCTATTCCTATTCCAGTGAATCCTATATCAATTAATTTGTTTAAACTATTGTATGGCAGATTTTTTGAATAATATACAGTGTGTTCAACTTGTGCTAATTCTTTTAGAATCTTCAAATATTCTTTATCGAATACTCCTTTAGGCATATTGTGTAATCCACTGTCAAAAATCATCACACAATCTGCACCAGCATCTGTCTGTTGTCTAATACTTGCTTTTAATAACGGAAGCAAATTATCATTAATAAATTTTATTTTAAAATTATTAGTTACTTTACTTTTTCCACAGGCATAATTCATAAGTGTCCAAGGCCCGCCTACAAACCCAACAAGATTTTTCTTATATGGTAATTTTTCTCTTGTAGTTTTTATTGCCCTTGCCTGAAAATCTAAGTGTTTCATCTTACTTTGTCTATATTGATGATTTTTATAATTTTCCTCGGTAAGGTCAAATTCAAACTTTGGGCTAGGATTAAATTGTAAAGGTATTCCTAGAGCTTCTATATGGAATAATATATCGCTGAATAAAATTGCCACATCAAAATCATATTCATTTATAGGTAGCATAGCTACATCTGATGCAACTTGTGGCAGTTTACACATCTGCACAAAAGAAAATTTTTCTTTAAAAGCTCTATATGATGCTTGATATCTTCCTGCTTGTCTCATCATCCAAATTGGAGGACAAGATTGTTCTACCCTGTTACGGGCATTGTCGAATAATGTTTCGGTCATCACTTATTTAATGACAGGATAAAAATTATTATATTGAGCTTTTATTTTTTGACACATTCTATATTGTCAATGTTGCTCTTTTTAAATTTGCCTTCAATATAGATATTAGGTGGGTTGCCATCTATAAATTTTTGTTTTGCAATACTGCAACTAAAATAAGTACCCATTTTAATTTCCATGTCTATTTCTGGAACCCCAGAAATTGAAAGTACAAACACCAACCAATACATTAAAAATCTCCGTCCATACCATTGATTGTATAAGTTTTACCTTTATATCCCGCATCCATTTTTTCTTTATCGGACATTTCTTCTGCATCTTTACGTGTACGAGGGTTAAATTTTTTCTCCTGCTTCAAATCCTCTGAAGCATTTGAATCTTGGGAACCTGAGACTATACGTTTCAGAATCTTGCGACCTAGTCCTAGCATCAGCTCTAATCTCTACTAAAGAACCAATGAGGTTATCACGGTTAGCCCAGAACTGATCACGCTGACTGTCAGTGAAACCACTTCCACAGTTAAGGTGATAATTGTATCCATCGTCTTCTCCTTCTACTATTACGGCACCTAGTCTTCCTTCGTTACGTCCTGTGCCTTCTTCAACTGCAATCACATTAAGTGATACTTCAATAAATGGCTTTGCTTTAAGCCAACTATGTGTTCTTTTGCATTCGTATGGTGCGTTAGGATCTTTGATCATAACCCCTTCATAACCACCGTCTACAGCCGCTTTATTAAGCTCTACAAAGCGGTCTTGTCCTTGTTGGGTATCTAAGTCCACATCTTCCCAATCAAGTGTTTGTACGTGTTTTAAGACGTCTGTATTTTCATTTACCCAAGCCTTAACTGCTTGGCTTCTAAAAGACTGAGGTTTATCCCACAAACCTTTTTTGAATTCAGATAGTGGGCACATGTCAAACAAATGTAAAACTGCATCCTCTGATTGTTTACCATCTTTACGATGTACCTGTTTCATAAGGTCTTGAAAGTTTGCACTCATAACTTCACCATCTAACACTAGATCATATGGTGGTTGTTTGTCTTTAACTACTGTTTCTATTTCTGATATAATATGACCAAAGTTATGAAACTGTTTGCCGTTTCTACTAAACATTTCTACTTTACATGCTTGCTGATGGCTTGTATCACCTCTAATAATCGTAATCACTCTTACACCATCTAGCTTAACTTCAACTTGCTTTTTTCCAACCATTTTCTTTTCATGATTAGCACTATCATGTGCAAGAGGACAAGTAAAAATTGGAATACTATATTGAGGGAATTCTTTTGCAATCTTGTTTACAGTTTTTTCTGATACTCCACAACGTAAATCCTTAATTAAGATACGTCTGTAGAAAGTATTCCATTGTTCTGTAGTAGCTACACCCATTGCAAGTTCTATTGCATCACGTGCCGCATGTCCTGTAAGTTCTCTGTTAATAAGTTGTTCTGCAAGTGTTTTAAAATTTGTCCACGATAATCCTTGACCAGTAAGTACATCATTTCTTTCTGGTACTTGTTTTACACCGAAAGTTACAAGTGGATCAAGTGCCATTTTGACACCTTCAAAAAATTCATCTAGCCCTTGTTGCATTGCTACTTTTAGTATTGCTTCTTTAGCTAGTCTTGAATTATTCTCTTCTAATTGATCAATTATTTCTTGTGGTTGTGTTCTCATTGGTGCCTCTCTAATTAATTATGTCTATATAATAGCACCAACAAATGCATTTGTCAACCTAAATTGGACACCTAGGCCGGACTCGAACCGGCATACACGGAGTTGCAGTCCGTTGCATAACCATTCTGCCACTAGGTGTTGGCATAGGTGGAAGGAATCGAACCCTCTCTTTCAGGTTTGGAATCTGACGTGCAACCATTGACACTTCACCTACAAAAAAAGCCCCTAAACAATTTCTTGCTAGGGGCTTCTAAATAACTTTTTTAAAAAGTCACGTCAAGACATACCCCTGGGCGTAGGAGAACACCAAAATTGTAATGTATTAGTCTTGATCATGTATCTATTCCTTCTTTATTATCTATTTATAATAGCACCTTCAATTGACTTTGTCAACATCTTTTTTATCAATATTTCCTTTATGTCCACAATGTGGACAAAAGAACGTAAATCTTTCTATGCATAACTTGTCTTCCATAGTTGCATATGTAAACCAATTATTGCATTTATTGCAGGTCAAATGCCAAATTATTTCTTTGACTGCATTGAACATAAAGTATTTATAAACTGGAGCGGTATACCGGATTCGAACCGGTGACAAGAGCTTGGAAGGCTCGCATGTTACCACTACACCAATACCGCAGTTTATATCTATTCGTGTTCGCCACCTGGATCATTAGGATCTAATTTTACTTTTTTTCCATTGATCCACATGTTCTGTCTTGTGCGGCTTTGTGTGTGATATCCGTCTTTTAAAAAGAAAGTAGGTTTTTTATTTGCAACTTCAAACGTACCTACGGTAACTGCAATAGCACCTAATAGCATGACGTGAGCTATAGCACTTACCCCAAACACAAAAAAACTACCTACGTAAAAACTGAATACAATACACCACATCCAAGCTAGTACTTGTAAAACCATGTGTCTTGCATGTAGGTCTGGAATGTGTCGTAACGGATTTTTTTCTGCATTCATTACAGAATTCCAACTGTCATATACAAATTCTCTCATTTTATTCTCCAAAAAGTTTCAATGGTGCTGGCACACGGACTCGAACCGCGGACCTACTGATTACAAATCAGTTGCTCTACCAACTGAGCTATGCCAGCTTTCTATACTTATCCTAAGATTATTTTTTAAATCTTAAAGTATATTGCTTACCGTCACTATAAAAAGTGACTGTTGAATGACTATAAACTTCTTCAGATACTTCGTTATATCTTGTGAAATCTTGACACTTTCTTTCTTGTCTGTAGCCAATAATAGTTTGCTTATTTTTTTTCTTATCAGCGGCAATCATTCCACCAATAACTGCACCAGCGGCTGCTCCGTTGTCTTTTTTCGTAACACCTTTGCCAATTAGTCCGCCAATGATCATTCCGCCAAGCACATCTCCTGCACTTGCGCCACCCCCTGTATCGCCATAAATTGGAACATCTACCCAATTACAAACTTGTTCACTATAAGGGATTCTTTTGATTACCTGTTTATAATGATCTTGTACAGTTTCCGCTATGGCAGGAGAACATCCTGCTAAACTTATTAAACATGCAACTAGAAATTTTTTCACCTATTCCTCCTTTAAAATTTTAATTGCTTTGAGTCTATCATATCTAAAACTTCTAAATCCTTTAGACTCGATTGCCCATACCGCAACTACATTATCATGCTTTTGTGTACTTTCTTTCTTAGGATCTGGAAAATACTTTGCCTGTAGTGTGCAAGGCATCACTCTTTCATCACCATCTAATTTAGTAAAGGTGACTTCTACTACTTCATTATGAAGTAATTCAATTAGTTCATCTCGTGTTGGTAGCCCTTTTTCTTCTGCTACAAATTTTTCAATTGGTCCTGTTACCATAAACGCACTCCTCATAATTCTTCTAATATTCCTAAGCCTTCTGCGGCAATCAAAAAGAAGCCAGCTAAGACAATGTTACCCATTACAAGCATTACGCCTGCAATAATCCTTACAGCACTTTTTACAAGACTTATATAAAAATGCTTTTTTGAAACGTCAACTGGTTCAGCCATTATCTTTTCTCCACAACTTTATCAGCTAACCCATAATCCACTGCTTCTTGTGCAGACATAAATGTGTCACGATCCATATCTCGTTCAAGCTCTTCATATGTCTTGCCTGCCGTATTGTGTTTTACATAAAGCTCAGTCAGCATAGTTTTCATTTTTGTTATTTCTTTATATTGAATCTCAATATCGCTTTGTTTACCTCCTGCACCACCACTTGGTTGGTGAATCATTGTTCTACTGTACGGAAGTACTACACGTTTTCCTTTCGTTCCTGCTTGAGCTAAGAAACTACCCATCGAACATGCCTGTCCAAGCACAATCGTTCTTACATCTGGTTTAATATATTGCATAGTATCATATATAGCCATTCCAGCAGTTATAATTCCACCAGGTGAATTAATATACAAATTTATATCCTTTTCAGGATTTTCGCTTTCAAGGAAAAGCATTTGTGCAACAATTAAGTTTGCAGTAACGTCTTCAACAGGACCGTTCAACATAACAATTCTATCCTTAAGCAAACGGCTATAGATGTCATAGCTACGTTCTCCTCTAGATTCTTGTTCAACAACCATAGGCACTAAAGGCATTATTTTACCTCCACTAATGGTTCAGAAGTACTAGTATCATGCCAGTCGCCGTTTTCCATAAATCTGCGTGTTGTAGTTTCTTTAACAAACATTCCATCACGTTTTCTATATGTAATAAATTCTTGCTTAACTACTCCTTTAGTATCAGCTTCAAAAGCACTTACTAAAGGTCCTTCTAATTTACTATTCATTTTCTTCCTTCCTTTAGAACAAAACTATCAGGTCCTGGCGTTGTGAATTCCATTCCAAACGCATCGCCTACATAAACTCTGCCATTATATTTCATGAATATTTTATTTGTAGCCATATAAACATTCATAGATTCTTTTACTTTAAAATTGTCTACCTCTGCTTCAACAACTTTATCATTATTTGTGCATGTTACCATACATTTATTATCAAATACTTCTTTCATTTTCTCCCTAACAGTTTTAAATTTAAAACAAAGTTCTCTACCATTAGTTTAACACATGTAGCTTTCAAAGTCAACACATTATCTTCCAATTCTGCCATATGCATAGCCATAAGATTAAATGCCTCTTCTTCAGAAATATTCAGTTGACCCCAATCTATAGGATCAACTGAATCACATTCTTTTGCAAGTTCAGCAATTAGTCGCCAGTTTTTAGTGTACTGGACCAATTGGCTTCTCCTGCCCGTTTGCATACTGCCAATGAGTGACATCACCAGTAAGCCAATATCGCTTACATTCACTTAGAAAAATATGCATGCCTTTCCAAGTCTTTCCGTCTTCATCCATATACAAACCTTCAAAAGTACCCTTCCAAACTCCACACGGTTCAAAATAGTACCATAGAGGACGCTCTGCATCAGGCAAACCATCCTCTATATTATTCCATTCACTCATATAATCTCCTTTACATTAATTGGTGTATAGTTAATTTGTTCTACACTTACACACTTGTATGGTCCTTCTGGAGAAGGATTACTATGTATGTGTCCATGTACATTTGTTAAATTATCTTTCCACCTATGTGTTTCTTGTAAAGTTGTTATATGCAATGGCGTATGACTAAGCACAAGTCCAGGTAATTCTTTCCATAAACTAATGCTTTTGAAGAACGGTGCAAGAAATTTAGGATTATCATGATTTCCTAAAATTAAATGTTTGGTACCATTTAATTTTACAAAATTTTCCTGCATCCACTCTACTTTGTTATGACCAAAAAGCACATCTCCTAAATGGTAAACAATATCGTTAGGTTTGACAACACTATTCCAATTGTCTATCATTGTAGAATTCATCACTTCAACATTAGGAAATTGCCTACAAGGCTTACCTGAGTAATCGTTAAACCTTAATATTGCTTCGTGATTAAAATGCGTATCACTTATTACCCATGTGTCTTTCATGATGTGCCTCATACCTTAACTGTAAATACAGTATAAGACAAAGTTACACTAAAGTCAACCGTTATTGGTAAATTAATTAATGAATAGTTTCCTCTGCGGTCACATCAACCCCAAAATGTGTTTTACATAAACTTACAATAACCTCAGGAACCAAATCTTCTTCTTTGCCTTCTGGTATAAAGAGTCCTTTAAGTTCTCCCTTATTAGAAATAATTAGACCCCAATCGTCGTCTTCTAGGCTTTCTTCAAATGTTATCATCTCGCTCATTGTAGACTTTCTCCTCTTGGATATATTATTTTTCATCTTCACTTACTTTTTTACTTATCATTTTGTGGATGCCTGGATTGATTTCTAATGCATGAGGCATAAAATGATGTCTAATATAATTTCTCCTAAACCCAGTGTCATCATTACTAGGATCAACAAGATAAGGAACATTATGCATATGAGCCCAAAGTTCAAAATCACGTTTTCTTGTTTTTCTAAAAGGCCTAACAATATGATTTCTACGATACGGAATAATCTTCCCCTCACCATGTAATGAACTAAACAACCAAGTTTCTACACAATCATCTAAATGATGACACGTAATGATAGGATAATCATTATGTCTTTCTAAAAAATTGTATCTTTTTTCTCTCCAATAATCCTCTCTACTTCTGCCTGGAGGTATAGTGCCTTTTGTATAATCATGAAAAAACTCTAGGTCATTATCTCTACAATATTTTGTTACAAATGCATGAGCATCTTCAGCATGTGCAGTACCATGATGAAAATGATACACAGTAATTTCATGATTTCTTTTCAAAAAATCTAATGCGGACATGCTATCAACTCCGCCACTTACAGCCACACCGATCTTACGTGGCAATTTTCCTTGCAATTTGATCATTATACTTTATATAATTTTACGTAATTTAGACGTGTTTCATTTGCACTGAATAATTTATTTTGTGTTTGACTTTTAACTTTTGCTTTAACACGTTTCATTGTGCCTACTTCATGTTCAAATTTATTCATAAATGAAACTAGATTACCGTCCATGACAGCCACATAGTTATATGACTCCCATTGTGAACTATATCTTTTATCTAGAATTTTAATAACACCTTCAACATCATCTTTTGCCTTACCGAGGTATTGACTGTCTCGATATTCGACCCTAATTTCTTTTTTTAATCCTGTTTCATGTTTATCACGTATTACAAATTCAGGAAGAAATGCTACACGGCCTAGGTTGTTAAATGCCACAGTATCAGTTGATACACTTTCAATCATGTCTCGTTTGAATTCATCTAGATCACCCAACCCAAGCATTACATATCTTTTCATCCATTTTTTAATTTCAGCGGCATGTTCATAATCTTGTTCAATGGGCTTGAACATAACAAAATCTGGATCAACGTATTGATTTGCTTTATTAGCAAAATAAAATTTAACCATTTCTTTGTTACCATGTTCTGTAGGCTTGTCTTCAGAAAAGCGTTGTGTATGCTTTTGATAACCACTTCTGATTCTATGTGCCGCACAAGCCACTGCAAGTGCATCTTGTGTTAAAACAGTTTTTAGTGGTACTGAATCTTTTGTAATAAATGTCATCATCGTGTTGCCTTTCTTTGCCTCATTGTTTACTTAATATAGCATCAACTATAATAAATGTCAATCATTCCTTTATAGAAAGTATCCAATTCTTCTTTTGATCCCATATCGCTTTTAAATTGATTTGCTTTTCTGCACACTATTACATAATTGCTAATAACATCTTTCCCACCTAGTGATCTTGCAACTTTATGATCAACAGTAGGTTGAAAAAATCCATCATAATTATCTATATTAGGGTTAGTGACTTTGTTGCGGCCGCGGCCATAATCTAACGGAGTGCCAAAAATAGGACATACGTCTGGTGCAATTTTAGCAAGTGAAAACGGATCACCTTCCCATTTTACAGTGTGTGCCCAGATTAATTTTAAAAATTGATCTTGTTTTGTAGATTTCTTAAACATTTCAAAAAATGTGCCGTATGTGCTTGCATCATCTTGTGGATGAAATCTACGTGAGGAGAGAGCTCGTAAGCCCTCTTCTCTAATTTTGACTAAGTCTGCCATTTACATAAACTCCGCAAACTTATCTTCTTGATGTTTTTGTGCTTTATTATTGAATGTGTTCACGTCAATAATACTTGTGTACTCAGCAACTTTGCCATTTGTATCTGTGTAAACATAAGGCATATCTATAGTAAAATCTAAGCCGCCTTTTTCGACAACAGGCAACAAGATATCATAACCTTTTTGTTTGCCCGGCTGTGCTTGAATGTGAGCTTCTCGATTATCTACAAGCGACTTGATTGCTGCCGCAATCATTAGTCCTCGATTACCGCCTGAAGTAAAGCGATGATCCTTCCATTCCGTGTATTTGCCTGATTTTGTTTTTTCAGGATATTGAGCTCTAATGCCTTTTAAAACATCTGACCATACCTTACTGCTCGAACTCCAACGTTCGCTCATAACTTGGCCAATCTTAATAAGTAAGTCATCAGTTACAGACTTTTTAGGCATTTGGGAAAACAATTCTGTCAAGCCCCATACAGGTGCATGATCGATTGCACTGAAGTGCCAAGCATTCCGTACACATTTTAAAGCCATTTCAAATGCAAATCTATTAGAATAATTGTCTTTACAAAACTCTTTGAAATGTTTTTGCATATGAGCAGTGTGTTTTGTTTCACCTGCACCTGGTGTTGCACTTTCTGGTACAGGAGTAATATTTACATTGTCAAATACTCGCATAAGATTGTATGCAGGTTGATCTTCTAACTTTACATCAAGTCCTGCTTGAAGCATTGCTCTTGCACGATTGTTACGAACTTTTACAAAGTCGTAATCTGTAATTGGCACAACATCTGCATTACACGCCAAGAACTGATTAAAATCAATGTAAGGCATGTCCTTCATACTAAAACCTACAATAAGTGTTTTCACTCCGTGTAGTGCTAGTGCCATAGAACCTTGCATACCGTCATTTAAAAACACACGTTCTTCGTCTGATGCATAACGTCCTTTTGCACCAAAAACAAGACTGCTATCAAAGTTCATTGCAATTTCAAACATACGCCACAAGTAAATGACTCGTTGTGCTTTCATATTCATAGCGACAAGTGTTTGATCCACAGCCAAACCATTCATCACTGCTTCATCTAAATTATATGATTGAAGTTGCACACCGTATAGTACAGGCTTACCTGTTTCAGGATCAATGATAGCATGGAGAGCATCTAGTGCCATTTTAAATGCAGTTACAAAGTCTACAGTGCCCATTGACTCTAAATTAAGGGCACCTTTGCTAACATTTAGATTCGGTACATTTGCACGTTTAATTAACGATAGCTTTCTTTGATAATCTTCAGGTTCAAGAAATTTAATAGGTGTCCGTTGTTCTTCCGGACCAAAGAAGATTGAAAGATCTTCTCCATAGGCGGATTTGATGCTGTCAGCATATCCAAAGTTAATTGATTGTTTCCAGTTGTCTACATAATTGAATAGACTTACATAAGGTTCACGCATTGTTTTCTCCTTTTAGCGTTTCAAATTATAGGAACGTTTCTATGTTCCATATACAACAGGCTCATCGCAATTGAATTTTTGCCTCATTGTTTATTAATAATAACATTATATTTTATTTTTGTCAACTAAAAAGTTGCCCGAAGGTATTATCCGCTTGTGCCATTGCACCATAATCAGTTGCTTCATGTACTTCTTTTGGCACAAATAAACGGTCCATATACTTCTTAATTTGTCTATGTTTCATTCCTATGTCTTGTCCGAAAAACATGCCTCTTTGATCTGCGTTTGCAGGACGTCTTACAGCACTTACGCATACATAATCATATTTTGCCATGTAATCATATAAGTCTTGTGGATCATACCCAAACAATTGGCATTGCTTAGGAACTATTTCAACTTGTACACTAGGACGACATCGTTCAATTGTGTCTTTTGCACCTTGCATAACTAATAGTTCACTTCCTTCTACATCAATTTTAATTGCATTTACGTCTTGAAAATTGTAACTGTCAATAGTTCTTGCAGGGACAGGAACTAAATTTTGACTTTCGCGAAGTTTAAGTTTGTCACTGTTTAATACAACATGATTGTGTCCACCGTGATCTGTATGATCCAAAATATCAATTGTGCCTTCATTTCGATTAGTTGCGGCAACTTCATGTACAGTAATATTAGCAACAACATCCATAGGTTGATGTACACCTTTGTAAGTATACCAACCTGATGTTGCTAATTCGTCACGATATAGATCACCTTCTTGATCTGTGCCTTTCCAATACACGCCTTTCAGTTTTTGTTGCTTTGCTATTGCAATATTTGCCTTCAACATTTTAAGTGTAGTTGGCGTAGGCTCAAAAGATTCAACATTTTCTGCCCATTCACTATAGGCGATAGTGTTATTACCTACATTTGCACCAACATCTACAATGCGTTTTGCATTAGGATATATAGTCCGTATCAGCCTTGAATTATTTCCTTGATAGTATACATTGTTGCCACTGAAACGTGGACCTTGTAGATTATCGTGTGCAAGTAACCAATAACAACGGCCAAACTTGTTTACAACGAGCCTAAACATTGGATCATTGTATAATCCACTTGCTTCGGCAAAATTAAAATTTTCTTTGAATTGTTTTGCTGAGATTTCAGCTGTAATTTTTTGCGGCATGTTAATTCTCCCTTAACCAATTTTCGCTTTTGTATTACTTATCGTGTGTCCACTTAAGGTGTCCTAATTTATGATGCTCAGCCCATTGGATGAACAATCCACATTCTCTACCATGTGCTTCTATTTCCCAAGGTTGATCCCAGTAGCCTGGTTCTTTAGTAAGCCACTTGCCTTGCCATCTGTGTTTGTTGGTCCGCGAACTTTCATATAGTTCACCACGAGCAAATTGTTTTGCATGCACCATTTCATGTGCAACAGTTTCTAGCATCCTACGAAGTTTTGCTTGATTGTTTATTTCAATATCAAACTCTCTAGGACGATGACTATCTGCATAGTCTGTAGGAATACAATATCCCCAACTGTCGTCTTTCCCAAAAGGCTTGATACCTATATTAAATTCTAAATTCTGCATACGTGGCATCATTTTTGAAACACAAAATTCAACCATACTTTTGACGTATTTTTTTTGTGATCTACTTCCACCGCGAACTGAAATAAGCATACAATTACTCCTAAGTATTTACTCATTTAGTATAACAAAAGTTGTACTGTATGTCAAGTAATTTGGCTTACAAACGGTAGGAAATACGCCCTTTTTGTAAATCGTAGGGTGTCATTTCTACCAAAACCTTGTCTCCAGCTACTAATCTTATGCGATTTTGACGCATTTTGCCCCCTGTATAGCAGGTAATTGTATGTCCATTTTCTAGTTGTACTTTAAAAGTTTGACTTGGCAAAACATCAGTAATTTCGCCTTTTATTTCTATTATACCCTCTTTACTCATTATCCTTCATTTCTTCAATGATAATGGTACCTTGATCGCCCCATTTCACTTTAATTTTTGTTCCTTCAGTCCAACCCTGTTTTTTCATTATTGGTTCAGGTATTGTCATTATAACTTTTTTTTCGTCGCCCGGAACATCTTTAAATATTTCATCGGCTTTAAATTCTAACATATTAGTCATTACTCCTTGCTAAATATTTATATGAAGGACGCTTATACCAATGCCTTTTACGGTATAATACGCGAAACTCAAGATACACATGGTTATGAATTACCACAACATCTTGAGGCCTATATCGTTATGCTTCTTGCACAACATACAGACCGTCCTAACTTTGAACCTACAAAAAGTTTTGCAGAACAATACCTACAATTAAGTTCTAGAATGGATGCAAAAACATTAGGAGATACCTGTCTTTTTGTTACTGGTGTGTTTCCTAATTATAGAAAGATGAAGAGATCATATTATCAAAATATCGGAATAGGTTCATATTCAAGTATGCATGGAGAACTGTTTGAACAACTTGCCAAACATTTTAATTTTTTAGGAGATTTTATTAGTTTAAGTGTTAGGACTATTAAATTTCCATATCGGCCGCTACAATAAATCTACTATTTTTTGATGATAATATTCCTGGTCTATGCCAAGTTTTACCAGGAAATATAATCCAACTACCAATACGCATTTCTGCAAAATATTTTCCAGCACCTTCTACGCCACTAGGAGCAAATTCTGTGCCTGATGTGCTTATATCTATACTATCGTCTGGTTGATTCAAATAAAACACACCACTGACAACTAAATTTTGATCCCTTACATGTTGATGCCAATAAATGTCCCTGTCTTCTTGTGTATCTAAGTTAGTCATGTATCCCCAACTTTTGATACTTTTAATTTGTGCTTCTTTACTCATGAAAGCAAAGCAAGACCAGATAAAGCTCATTTTTAAATTGATCCAATGATCTGAATTCAATCCAAATATATTAATATTAGTTTGGTAAGGAGGACTGTTATGCCAGAACTTGCCTGCTTTTATTGTATTTTCTATATCTCTCATCATACATTGACGTGAGTGTTCAGATATTAGATTATTCCAATCGTAGTATTCATGTATTTGCATTATTCACCAGTTAAATAAGACATACAATTTTCTGGTGTCGTCTGCTCGTATGGATCGCTATCATCACCGTCATTGTTTATTCCTGGTTCCTGCCACCATTTTTCAACTACACCATCTTTCAGCACACACATATAGCGCCAGCTTCTCATGCCAAAACCTAAATGATTTTTACCTATTAACATGCCCATGTAACGAGTGAAGTTTCCTGATCCATCTGGAATTACTTTTACATGTTGTAGTTTTTGATCCCTTGCCCAAGCATTCATTACAAATGCATCATTAACACTTATGCAGTATATTTCATCGATATCATGGTTTCTAATATCATCATAATGTTTTTCAAAACCAGGTAGCTGGTATGTTGAACAAGTTGGAGTAAATGCTCCTGGTAAACTAAACAATACTACACGTTTACCGCCGAACAATTCATCACTATTAACATCTTGCCAACGAAAAGGATTAGATCCTTCAATATTTTCATCTCTTACCCTTGTGCGAAATGTAACGCAGGGAGGCCGAAAACCTTCAATCATAAATTATCTCCTTATAGATATAGCTGTATTGTAACAAATTACCTAGTAATTGTCAACCTCTAAATGATATATTGTATTTACTATTATAGCCAGTATTATTAGCATATTATGACTAAATACTATTAGCAGAGCGTGAGGGCGTTTTTGTATATGGAATTTTTATCATTTATAGGCGAGGTTGGGTTTCCGATTGCAGGTGCAATAGCGGCTGGTTTCTTTGTATTCACAACCTTAAAATTTATCCTTAGTAGTGTGACTGGGTCTGTCAACGGCCTAAAAAATATTGTATCAGCACTAGATAATAGAGTGCAAACAATGAACAATGATTTAGTAAAAATTGATGCATTACTTAGTTATGTTCTTAATGTAAGGCCTAATATAGATAGGCTGGCTGCCAACGAAGGCAAAGAGGATGCAAGACGTGACTAGTGAATTAGCAACAGCGATCAAAGATTTTGGTTTTCCTATTGTAGCCGCGTGTGGTTTAGCATATTTTGTATATTACGTGTGGAAATGGGTAACTACAGAAATAAATCCTGTAGTAGGCGAAGCAAGTAAAACTTTGATAAAACTTGTTGATAAAGTTAGAATGCTTGATAACGACATGATAAGATTAAACACCAAATTATCTATGGTGTTAGAATATAGATCAAAACTTAATCCTAAGCGCCAAGACGAACTACAAAGATTAGTAGATGAATATAAATCTGCTAATGAAAAGTTTGATAGTACAGGAGAGAAAAATGCAAAATAAAAACTTTGTTAAATCCTATGCTGGCATCATTAAGGATCCAAAAGGGCAAAAAATATTAGAAAGAAACTTTCATTTTTTTAAATTAAAATCTTCTCAGGAAAAAATGCGTGTAATCAAACGTAATTTTGGCGTCAACGTCTACATTCCGGACAATGAAGATGCAAGGTGAAGAAAGAAAGTGTAAAAAGTGTGGCCACAGTTGCCATTGTTACCAACCAACCTGTGAAGATTGTGTGAATGACGTCTGCACAGGATGTGACTGCGAGGAGAAATATCATGAGTAAATGGGATGATTGGTATCATAATCAAAATGATGCGACCCAGGCATGGTTCGACGAACAATCAAAAAAAGATAACAATCTTATCTTAATGAGTATAGGTGTTGGATTCTTTTTTGGTTTTATTGTCGGCGCATTAGTTTTGCTTTGATATTATTAAGTTCAGATTCTCTACTAGATTGATTGATATCAAGTTTTGGTTCTTTGCGGCCATCTGCATATTTTCCTAAGCCCATAGCCATTTGTGCATCGGCTATTCTTCTTTTAAGTATTCGCACCCTGTCTTCAAGATCCATTTCATATTGGTCTATTTCTGTATTAACTTTTTTGAATAATCCAAACATTATTTTGTTGTAGCGATAAAAACGCCATTCCAATCTTTAGGTAAATCTTGTGTCTTCATATATTCACACCTTTCAATCCACATGTCATAGTATCCTTGCATTTTTCCATCAAAGTGATTGTGTATTTTATTACATATCTCAATAGCTTTATCAAACTGTTGAGCCTTATATGCTACATGCATGTCCTGATGGTAACGTCTTGTAGTATTCCAAGCAGGTTTAGAATTATCCAAGACAGTCCATATTCCTATACCTACAGTTTTTCCTTTAACTGCTAGGTCATCTATTTTTAAGTAAAAGAAGTCGTCTTTGGTTTGTTGATAAGTTGCATCACCAACAAGTAGTACACAACCATACTCTTTACATTTACTTTCTATACGTGCGGCTGTGCTAACACTATCGCCTAGTACATCGTATGAGTGTCGTTGCGTGGATCCCATCTCTCCAAGATATCCAAGTCCAGTATTGATACCAGCACCCATACCAACGGGAGGTCTTCCTTCAGAAGTGATTTTATCATTAAATTTCTCCACTGCATGTAACATATTAAGTCCGCATTGAACTGCTGTTTTAGGATGTTCTGGATCATCTATAGGTGCATTGTGTACATGCATACTTGCATCACCTATATACTTTATAACCATACCATCACTATCTAATATAGGTTGTGTGATTGCATCCATGTATCCATTCATTATTTTTGTAAGTCCTTTTACATCATCACCAAATGATTCACCAAGAGGTGTAAAACCTCTTAGATCAGAAAAGCAAATACTTACTTCTTTTTTCATACCATCTTTGATTAACGAAGGATTTTCTTGTAGCATACGCACAACAGTTGGTGAAGCATATCCAGCAAATTGTTTTTTAATTTTTTGCTTTTCAAAAAACTCTAATACAAATCTATTAAAGATAGCATGTAATCCTACAATTAATACTGTCAACACAGGCATAGTAGCGTCAAGAAGATATAGATAATTTATCCAAGCATAATATACACCATATACTAAACCACCTGTAAATGCTACTATAGACAACCCCGAAAACCAGTAAGGAGTAAATCTTGCAATCAGCACAAGGGCTATGCCCACGACTGCCGTTGTCAATAACTCTACGAGTAAAGCCCAAAAAGGCCTTGTTATTTGGTCTCCGTCTATTACTGTCTGTAATGTTACGGCGGCTGGTATGTAATTATATTGTGGGCCGTTGGGACTTGCAATCAAACCACCTATACCTTCTGCTGTGACTCCTATAATGACAGTTTTGCCTTGAAAATTACTAAACATATCTGGATTAGATGCACTTATTGTTTCAAATTTTTTATTCCATCGTAACCAAATTTGTCCGTTAGGGTCAGTTTTAATTATAGGGTAACCAGGAACACGCACAGCTTCAATTCCACCTTCATTAGCTTTTATTTGATAACTAGGGTTTCCTGTAGCTGTCCGTATTACTTCAACTGCTAAAGCAGGATACGTATCTTCCCCGATACGCATAAGGAGAGGCACTCTACGCACTACGCCATCAATTTCGGGGTTAGTGTTCAGTACACCAACACCGTCAGCATTGTCTCCTAGCAGTTTTATTGGTCCTAACATACCTTGCCATTCAAAAAGATATGGCAATGGATTTCCAATTTTCGCAACACCTCTTGGGACCGCGTTACGATTCATACCAGTAATAGTACCTGTTTGTGCAATTACTATTCCGTTATCTACAAGTGCTTGAGCCAAATCAATATCTCCACCAAGTCTATCTGGTTCTGACATAATGATTGGAAGTACTATAATACCTGCACCTGCTTCGCGAAGTTTCCAGATTATATCTGCAAGGACATCACGCTTCCAGGGCCATTGTCCATACTTTTCAATGGCGGCTTCGTCGATAGTAACAATGCCAACATCCTGGGAAACTACTTGCTCGCTCGTGTTTTGTAATAGATCAAACTGCTTGAGCCTTGCTGTTTGAACAACAGTACTATCCCCGTAGTGAATAATTAACATCACTATAGCCGTAATAAAAGCTATTGTCCAATGTGTGATCCATTTCTTCATACAATATTTATTCTTTAATGATTTTGTCTATGTCAGCATCGGTCCACTTATTTTTTTTGTGATCTCTATCTTTGAATAATAATGCCGCTCTGTCTGCATACAATGTCTTAGGACAGCGATAATTCTTAAGTGTGCTTGCAAATTCTCTTGAGGAATCTTGGCATTGGTAAAAACAATACAAATCTTCACGTTTTATTCGCTGTGTTACTAATGTACATTGTAACATTCCTGCCATTGCTAATTCAATGATCATAAATGTAATCTCCATCTTTCACATATACTGGTTTACAGTATGCAGTTATCCTATGTTCGGCAGGCACTAAATCTTTATATCTATAATTACCGTACTGTTTGGGAATACGTTTTGCATAATAATGACATACATCTATGCTCCGAAAATACATAGGATTTGGTTGTTGTTTTGCAGTTTCACCTGATCCTAAAATTACTATTAGTAAAAAAGCATGTATCAACGCACAAGCCTCCTATCGTTACGTCTTGAATTTGTTTTCTTTTTAGGCTCTTCTTCCTTTTCCCAGTCTAACTTAGGCTCTCTTGTTTTTTTTACTTCTGCTTTTAATTTATATTCTTCTCTAGTGTCAAGTTGCGTTTGAAACATTGCTCTTACTTCAGGAGCATTTTTTGTTGCTGATAAAAAGAATAGTATGCCTGACCATCCATTTCCTTTAAATATTAAATGGTCACCTTTATAAAGTTTGCCCGTACCGTAATCATAATCGTAGACAAAGTCCTTATAAACATAACGCACTAGAACAATCCTTTGGCCTTCCCTATAAAAATAAACATGCCGCCTACAAATACAACTAATACTAAAAGTAAAAATGCTATTGCAACACCATCTAATAGTGCTTTTCTACGTTGCATTTGTTTATAAACTGTTTCCTCTCTTTGCTTACGAATTTTTCTTCTCATATCTTTGAGTTCTTCCATTGTGCCATAACCAAATCTTAAATTTAGTAAAGCACCTAATTCTTTTTCTTGCTCCATTAATTTTTTTTCGTGTATTAAAAGTGCAAGAGCTTCTTCTTCTACAGAACCTGCTGCAAAAAGTTTTTTAAATATAGGGGGTTTCTTTTGAGCTTGTTGAGCATGACGGAAGTCACTTGCGGCAGTATACCATTTTCCAAGCTGACTTGCTACTTGCTCAAATTCTTGACCAGCGTTAACAAATTTTTTTACTGTGCCAAATGCCGCGGTTGCCGCACTTATGGCAGTGATAGGATCTATCATTGGGAACCCTCCAATGGTATTTAACTACTAATATATCTCAATTAAGTGTTTAGTTAATATTGCACCAATACTGTTCTGCACCTGGCTGGAGAGACTCACAACCTCGTATTAGTAATTCTAGCATTACAGGAAGATCCTGTGCTATGCCTGTAATTATTGCAAGTATAATAAACAAGAAAAATAATATGAAAGGGCTTAGTAACATCAACCACCAATAGGTTCTAAATATTCCGTGTCCGTGTGCTTTACGATATTCACGTTTACGAGCAAACCAATGTACTATTGCTCTTGCTAAACGCTTGAGTCCGCCTACAAACCAGTCACCTATAAAATGTCTAATAATTCTAACTATTATAAGAACAGGACTTGCAATTACTTCCCAAATCAAAAGTAATGCATCTACTACAAGGTCAACAACATGATCGATTGTCCACCATTCTTTAAATCTTTGCCAGCGGCTTTTCTGTGCCATGCTGTATTTAGTTTTGTGTTATTGTTATACCACAACCGTTTGCATTGGTACATGTACCGGTTAGGTTGTATGTTTTGTTTGAATTGGCTGTTTGATCTAGGTCTAGGTTGTAACCTCCGCCTGCATTTGTTAGGTCAATGTTTGTGGTGTGATTTCCATAACGTTGAAAAATATCCACTGTATGTCCATCGTCTAATACTACGTCTGCAAACTGTGTATCAGTATTGCCACGTTGAAGTAAAGTAACATCATTGTTATCGCCGTTAATTTCTACAAATCCTTCATGTTCGCCACTACCACGTTGTGTATGATGAACAGTATTGCTATCACCTGTTATATAGTTTGCTATATGTAACCCACCTTTATTGTTATCATCTGTTTGATAACTTTCAAGAGTATTGTTGCTACCACTTACTATCCAGTATACGTCATTATCGCCTGTTTCGTTAGCATCTACTGTTCCGTCTTCATGCTTGCCTTGCCAGGCCTTAACGGTATTATTGCTTCCATTCACTGTGACTGTGTTAATGTTGTTACTTTGTTCATGTATTTGTATATCAATACTATTTGTACTACCATCTAATACTTCTGTATACACTGTGTTAGTGTCACCTTCGTCTATAGTGACTGTAATTGTATTATTTACATCACCGCCATTTCCTATTTCTGTATGAGTAACATTACTATCTCCGTCAATAGTTACAGACATATCATTATTGTTACCGTGATTATCCATAGCACTAATATTAGAATTACCTTGCTGTGTCAAAGTCATTTGTTGATTACCGCCGTGTGTCCATAGCCCTGCACGATTGTTGTTACCTTGTTGTGTTAATGTAAAGGTTTTGTTATTGCCACCTAGATAAGCATCACCACTTGTAGTGTTAAGACTACGAACTTTGTTATCTTGGCCGTCTTGAGTTATAGTGGCAGTGAAATGATCACCTACCTGGTTTATATAAAGATCGTTAGCCCAACTAATTGTTGGACTGTTGAATATTAATACTATTAGTGCCTTCTGAACCCAACCTGTAGTCATAGATTTCAAAGTCTCCTTGTTTAACATCAATTGTATAATCATACTGTCTATTTAATCTCATACGGATAAAACCACCTTGTTCAAAATCTTCACGTTGCCATACCCAATATGGTTCTATTATGTCTAGTCTTATTTGAGTTTTAGGATCAAATCCAACTTGTGGTACGTTACTCAACAGCCTTTCGTTTTGTAAAGCCAACTCGTCTTTAAACAATGCGGCAAGAGCTTCATTTAATTTGTCTAACATATCATGAAGCATATCAGCTAACATAAAAGCAGTTTCATCTAGTGCTGTGACCCATATACCTTCGATACTATCAGTTAGAGCATCACCTTCTAAAAAGTCAACTTCTAAAAAATCAATACCAAGGAAGTCTGCTAATTTTCTCTTCTTTAGTTGTTCTTCTTCGTTGTAATCTTCAATTGGTGAACGTTTACGAAGTATAAGTAAATTGTTTATCATATCTTCTGAAATCTTGAGGATAACTGGCGGCGTAGGTTTTCTCATGTTATGTGTAGTTTGCGTTGATTGGAATGCCTGATTCATCATCACTATACCAGCATCAGTTTCAACTGTTATTTCTCCTACAAAACATGCACCTGCTACATCGCAACTTGGAAGTAATGTAATCATACTGCCACCAAATTCATCAACTACCATAATAAAGTCTGTTCCTCTTACTCCTATAGTAGCACTAGGTGTTCTAATTTTTACATTTTGTTTGTATCTTTTTGCTATTTGTCCAGATGCATATCTTACAGTGCCAAGACTCGCTTTTAATGATAGTGTACCTAGATCTCTACTAGGATCATACACAAATTCGTCTATTACTAATCTTGACTGTTCTGTAAGTTCTACTCTTGTTTGATCTATGAAATTAATTTTCATAGTGCCTTTTGCAGTTACAGCAGTGTCCATGCTTTCAACACCCACGCCTGCTTTACCCTCTATGATTACGGTAGATCCGCGTTCAATAACTCCAGAACCCTTAACTTGTCCGATCTCTCCAACATTTGGATATGCAGGAGTAACCAATAAAGCAAATAAAACTAGTAAGCCTAACATCAACCATGTAAATTTGTTAGGCGCCATACTAGTCACTTTGTGTTATATCTACGTCTTGATTATCACCATCGAAATCAGCGTTGACTGTGTTATCGTAAATGCCGCTTTGATCTACAGTGTATGAGCTCCCGCCTCCAGTTACATCTAATGTTACTGTATGGCCTGAACTATCACCATCACCGTCAATATCAATATCAACTACATTACCTGAACCACTTGAAGATAGAGTACCGCTTGTAGCTCCACCAGTTGCTAGACTTGCACTATTGTTCACAACTACAGTTAATGCAACACTTTCACCGTCAATGTCAGTTTTAATTACGTTGTCATCTCCTGTAACAGTAAACGAAACAGTCGCTCCGTCTGCATCTGCTGTATCACCAATGTTAAAGTCATATGTGTTATCGTCACCTGTTGTAGTAATATTTAAAGTAACGTTTTCACAGTTTGTACCACTAGTGCTATCGCAACTTAGATCGACTTCGTTTGAATCACCAGTGAATGCCCAAGTACCTGTATAAGAAGAACCTTGGATATCAGCTACTATAGTGTTAAGATCACCTGTTTGTGTTATGGAGAATGTCATTGAATCTCCATCTAGATTTACATCAGTAGTACTAGTACCAATTACGTTGTTTTGTCCATCTTGTGTTATGTCTAAATCAAGCGTGTCCCCCACTTGTTCAATATAGATATCGTTTGCTAAGGCAGGAGTTACGGCGATTAAACAAAACAATATCAACCCTCTAATTGTTTTTATCATTGTTTCCTTTCTGGCTTTGTTCCTCTATTGGCCAACATAAATCCGACTTATCACAATACAACCTAGCATTTGGCCATTTATCTAAAGCGTCAGCTAAAGGCAACGGCCTTGATCGTGGTAAAGCACCTTTATATGTTTTGTCTTTGAATTTCCAAAGCCCTTTCGTTTCACCTTCATATACCAGTTGGACTACACCTGCTTCAATAGCCGCCCTCACAGCGTAATTTACTGGTTCGTTAACGGAATACCCCGTCTCCGATTCTATCAATTTAGTTCCCATATCAAGGAACTTAAATATGTCCGCTCCGGACCTTGAGCTTGCGATTGTTTTCTCTGTCGCTATGCTCAGTAGCACTTTTCCACTGCTTACACTTACAACTCGCATAACAACAGTGACGGTATCTACTCTATACTCAGTCTGTGCACCTAGTCCTAGATACCTAGCGCCTACACCGCCTACAGCAACATTAGAGTCATAACCTATAATGCCACCTTCAAGTATAAGCCCTGCAAACACCATCGGCTTAAGTGCTCTAGGACCATTAGGTAAATTCTTTTCATAAACTTCTCGTGTATTCCGGATCAGCTGTCTCTCTTTGATCAGATTGTCCATTCCTACACGTTCTACTACTTCAAACCAAGTTTCATTGCCTACTTCTGATAAAGCCTTAATAACCCATACTTCAGATCCTTGCGTAACTGCACTAGATAGGTTTGCAATGTTATCAGCTGGTTTACGTTGTCCGGTTTTATCCATAAAACTATAAACAGCTATAGTCATTTTTTTACCATCTAGTTCGGGTACCTGCATCATTCGCTCTGCTAAAGGTGCTGGCTGTATTCTAGGAGGCCCTGCCTCGTTGAATGTGTCCAAGCTCTTTTGCATTGTACCACTGCAACCTGTAAGTATCAATGTGCCTAGTAAAATTAAGATTCGAATCAAAAGTTAAACTCCCCTGCACCAGGTATTGTAATTGTAGTTGTGCTTCCATCTTCTTCAATAACAGTAAGAGTAATTTCTCCTGTTGTTGCGTCTTTAGCCCAAGTTATTTGTGAGCCTTCGATTTCTGCGGTGCCACTTGTTGCACAAGTTGTTGTCGTTGCGTCACAGTCAGCAAACATACTATCTACCATTTGCTTACTAAGAGTAGCGTATATTCTACTTTCTACGTTCTTAATAAACTTGTTCAGGGTTGTGTTTTCTAATTCTCTTTCTAGCTCCCTCTGTACTCTTGCCTGTTCATCTTTCATATCTTGCTTTCTATTATGTTGTAGTTGTTCAACACTTAATACGTGTGATGAATAACCATTGCCATGATGGAAAGCAGGCGATTTAAAGCCCCAAGTCAGTTCACTAGCGAAAGCAGTATTGGATACCGCCCATACGATTAATGTAGATAGTACTTTGAATTTCATTAGACACTCCTGCATTTGTATTTATCGTGATCGCTTTTTCCCCTCTCTTTGGACTCCTAGTATTTATGCAAAGTGTAAAAATTTTTACACCTACGCACTTCAAACTAAATATTATTATGATTGATCCTAAAACAGAACAAGACATGTTGTGGGAAGCATTAAGTATTTTTGATAATTACCAAACAAGTCCTACAACATTGCCAAATGAAATTGAAACTATAGAGATAGATAGAATTAAGTCAGCACTGTCTGCTTTTGAAGGCAACAAAACAAGAGCGGCAAAGTCTCTCGGAATAGGTAGAACGAATTTAATTGCTAAGATTAAAAAGTATGACTTAAGGCATTTTGAAAGCTAGTTTTCCAAATATCTTTGTACTAGCATAATTTTTTCCACCGTTGACTAAAACAACACCGTCAAACTTTGGAGGATAAACACTTCTAAATTCTGTCACCAATACATCATCAGCAGATCTGGCAATCTGTGTATAAACTTGAACAATACTTGCTTGTTTCATAAATGCCATTAACCCTTGACCAAAACTTGGCATTGAATTTAATTCTTTTGCAACAAGTTTTGCAACATTGGTAGTCATATGAAAATATATATTGTAATTTTGATGTTGTAGTTTTGCACCAAATGATTGGTATACTTTCAAAAGTTCTTGGTTATTTGATTGTTGAATATCTTCTAATGTCATCGGCGTTTTTGCCATACTACGTATAAAAGCAGTTGTCTCAGGTTTAAGTATTTTAATTTCTTCTGCAACTGATAACGGTCCTTCTAGAGCAGATAGATCATCTATCATTTTAACAATTTTTACAACTTGCTCGTGACTCTTAAGTAACCCTGGAGAGACTTCTTCGGCTTTTATAATTGCATCTTGTACATTTTTCATGCTTGCGTCTGCACCAGTCTTACCTTTCGAACTGATACCAATTTCTAGTCCATCGTCTCTAAGGAATACACTGTCTATCAAATTATGGTTTTTTCCAGCAGGCCAATATAAATCAAGGTCACTCCATTCTTGATTAGGAATCAAATCTTGTTTCGCGGCTACAATCCCTTGTCCCATATTGACACCTGCCATAATACCAATTGGTTGTAAAATTTCTCCTGCGTAATCTCTAATTGCAGGAGCTATTTCTGTTTGATTAGGAAAAGTTGCTGGTAGTTTGCCTTGTGCCATTTCTTCAAAACCAGATAATACTTCTGGTTTATCTGCAAGACTAGTTCTAAGTGCCGCCATTAATGAATCTAATCCCTTATAGCGTTTTTCTTCTATACCTAAAACATCTTGTGGCGTCAATCCTGCTTGCATTTTTGCACCAGCACCTGTTTGAAGTTTATAACCTGCGAAATGTTTTGTTATATTCCAATTTGCAGGTAGTCCAACCTGTTTCATTTGGGCAAAATATCTGCCAAATACATGCGTAGCATTTTCTTCGCCTGGCTCTTTTAGATAAGCAATACCAAATGCTAGTAATCCAGCTGTAGGTTGGTTAGTCCATTCTATAGGAATATCAAGACTGCTTTCAAGTTGTTTTACTGCGGCATCCCTGTCACTTGCATCTTTAAATTGAGGTGCATCGCTAGGATATGCAATAATTTTTACAAATTCTAATTCGTGATCTGTTTCTGGATGATGAAACATTTGTCCTGCTTGTCTGTTAAACAAACCTGATGCTTCAACCATTTTAAAATCTTTGAAACGCATGATAACTTCCTATTTTATGTATTTATGCAAGTTTAGGAAACAACATATCTGTGCAGAAACGATCTACATCTTCTTCTGGTAGGCCTAGACTTTTCATTACATTGGCCGTATGTGGATTTTGTTGCTGGTTTTCACAGTAATAGTTTTGACAGGCCGCTACAAGATCAGGAGCACCTTCGCCTTTTGTTTCGCCTACCTCTTCAAAATAAGCATGTAAATTGCTTAATGCTATTTGAATTATTTCTGTCGCTTCTTCATCTGTTTTTACATTACCAGCGGCAAGCATTTTACCTGTGAAAATATTTCTAGCCCATTCTGGTAGTTCACGTTGCTTCTCAGGCACAAAGTGTTCTACACTTTCAAAGTAACCTTGTATCATAGGATGATCTGGGTCAGCACTAGGTGAAAAATCATGGAAAGCTCCAGTCATTTTATTCTTACCTGCTATTACATCAAAGCCGTATATAGGTGCTGGATTGTCTAGTGTCGGAAAAATGCATACATGCATCATCCAAAGACCTTTTGTTGTTCTTGCATCAACTACGTCGATATGGGCACGGCGTACATAATCATTAGCCCAAACACGATTAATCCAACCATTGTCTGGACGATTGAAATAGTCCAACCCATCTTCTTGTATTTCTGTCGCTTGTTCATCAAAAATTTTAATTATATCATCTTTGCAATCAATCAACTTGTTCCAAATAATGCTCAATATTTAACTCCATTAATTCTTTAAATAAATTCGTAGATGCAGTAAAACAATATTTGGCTTCTTCTGCCATTGCATCATTTGTTTTTGCACGGATTGCTTCTTTTAATTTTTTCTTGTCTGCATCAAATTGATACATTCTACCTTCACCAGGTACTTTACGTGCAATCATTTGTCCGCCACTTAAATCGCCCATATGTAAGGTATAGATATGTGCCATTATTGCATCCTTATCAGCAATAATTTCTTTCATATGTTTAATGTAATGTTGTGTGCTGTTTGTAACTATAGGTGGACTATCTGATTTCCACAATTCTAAAAAATCTTGTTCTATTTTTAGTTTTCTTCTTATATCAGGTAAATCATCAAGTAACCCTAGTGCTCCTGCAATAGCTTCAAGTAAATCGTATTTCTTGTGTTGATTCCAAAGATAGGTTGCATATAATTCTGGATTAATTTTGCCACTTAACATTACTTTGACAAATGATTGTCTTTCTGCATCTTTATGATGCTCCCAGGTTAAATCTTTTAAATTACTCATTCTTGCTCCAAACGTAGTTGTAATGGAAAGCCGTTGTCTCTAGAAAGTGTAGTAGCTTCTAGAGCCTTTTGTTCGGCGATTTCATATGTATATATTCCAACTACGGCAGAACCTTCCTCATGAATGGTTAACATTATTTTTTTAGCAGTTTCTTCTGTATGTTTAAAAATTAATGTAAGAATAGAAATAACAAACTCCATAGGAGTTGTATCATCATTTAACATAATGACTTTATAATTTTTTGGAATTTCTAGCTTTTGAGATATTTTTTCATCAATTTTTACGTCTTCGACAAATTCAGTACTCATCATAATTACTCCTTAGGTTTGGGGGAGATATTTCACTCCCCCTAGACTGTTTACTTTTCTGATACAGTTCCTTCAATAGTTGAGCCTACGTTGATCTCAATCTTCTTAGGCTGTAACTCTTCTGGTACTTCACGTTTTAGATGTATGTTTAACATACCATTCTTTAGTTCAGCATTGTGAACGTCTACGTGTTCAGCAAGAGTAAATTCTCTACGGAAGCTTCGACCACCGATGCCTCTGTGTAGGTAATTTACATCATCGTCTCCCTTAGGAGCGGTACCTTCAATTTTAAGTGTATTCTTATCTTTCTCAATTGAAAGATTTTCCATACCAAAGCCAGCAACAGCTAACGAGATCATATACTCGTTTTCGTTGATTTGTGCAATGTTGTATGGTGGATACCCTTGACTCTTAGAATTTTCAAACAATCTGTCCATTTCGCTGAACATATTGTCAAATCCTACAAAGTGTCTATGTATTGAGGGTAAGTCTAGAGTTGTTAGTCTTGTCATTGTTTTCTCCTTTATTAAGCAAGATTAATTTTAGGATCCTTTCGGCATCCTAGTACAAAGTAACTCTTACTCTGTACACTTTTATTTATCATTAAAAAACTCCATAATGATAAAATCCGATCAATTTTTATTAAATTGATTGAATACATTATTGACTTGGTTATTTACACGTACAAATGTGGTACATTTAGCCATATCCTTAAGCCTTTTTGCACCAATATAAGTACAAGCACTTCTAACGCCGCCTAAAATTTCAGTTACAGTATCTTGGACAGGTCCTCTATATGGCAGAGTGACTACTTTACCTTCTGCACCACGATAACCGTCTTTTCTACGTCCGTGTCTAGCCATTGCTTCATCTGAACTCATACCATAGAATGTAACTTTTCCTTCGATTATTTCACCTTCAGACTCGTCATGTCCTGCTAACATTCCACCTAGCATAACAAAATGTGCTCCGGCACCAAATGCCTTTGCAACATCTCCTGGATACACACAACCACCATCTGCAATTACATGTCCGCCAATACCATTTGCGGCATCGGCACATTCTATGACACCTGATAATTGTGGCACACCTACACCTGTCTGTAAACGTGTTGTACAGACTGATCCTGGACCAATACCAACTTTCACTATGTCTGCACCCCGAATGATTAATTCTTCTGTCATTTCTGCTGTAACAACATTTCCTGCTATAATCGTTTTATCTGGATAAGTTTCTCTAAGCCTTTCGATGAAGTCTCCAAAATTTTCATGGTATGCATTTGCAACATCAACACAAATAAATTTAATGTCTGGATATGATTCCAATACTTGTACCATTGTGTTATAGTCCGCGGCTTCTTTATCCCAAATATAACCTGTGCCTGTGCAAACACTTATATACTTCAATTTAATACCGTTGCCTACTGCTTCTTTCCAATCTTCTACAGTGTTATGCTTACCTATTACGGTTAGCATTTTATGATTTTGTAATTCTTTAGCCATTGAGAAAGTACCAACACCATCCATGTTACTTGCAAGAATAGGTATTCCGGTCCACTCTTGTCCACTGTTATGGAATTTGAATGTTCTAAGTAAATCTACATCTCTGCGACTTTCTAGTTTACTTCTTTTAGGCTTGAACAATACATCACTGTAGTCTAACTTTATGTCATTCTCAATTCTCATTATGCTTCTCCATAATTAAAAGATATGCTTATTCTATCTTTATTGCTGTTATTAAGTCCAACCTTGTGTTTTAACCAACCTGGAAAAACAAATAGGCCGCCTGTCTTACTTGCATAATTACTCTGTTGGGCTGTGTAATATGTCACTTTTTCAATCATTGCAGGAGGTATATGATATTCTGCATTATCGTTACGTTCAAATGTAATATTGCCTTGGTCTATGTTTGGGTCACTATCTACATAGTAAACACCGCTAAAGATTGCACCAATATGATGATGTAAATTATTAGATGAGCCTGGATAGTTTACGTTTATCCAAATATTATATAGCTTAGGCATCTTCAAACCAACCTGCCTGCTTATTTCTGCTATCTCTTTATCTAATGTTTGCACAAATCTATCTATTTCAATATTTTCTTTTGGTCTAAGATCCACACTTTGATAGCCTTTATTATTGCTTATAACTCTACCTTTGTCATCTTCTTTTATTTTATCGTAAGCAAATTTCTTTAGTGCAACATTATCAACATTGTTAACAACACTACTCCAAATGACACTAGGGAACCATAACTCGTTGTGCATTGCCATTTTTTATTGTCCAAATTCAGCTTTTAATTTTTGTTGTTTTTTGAGCCACCTTGCTCTACCTGCCGCTTTAGCTTTTGCACGTTTTGTGCTAGGTTTAACATATTCTTTTCTTTCTCTGACTTCTTGTATAATTCCTGCTTCTTGAACTTTTTTCTTAAACCTTCTTAGTGCGGCGTTGAAGTCACCGTTTCGCACTTCTACTTTTAATCCAGGTTTACTCCAGTCTGGATTTTCATTATTATTTCTATATCTATTGTTTCTTCTCAAAATTACCTCCTGTTGTTATAAAGTCGAGATTATAAACACGTTTATTACTAAGCATATTATAATACATATTCTCCCCTTTTGTCAACCAATAAGTTTGAGGTTTTGCAATAATATATGCTAAAATATCACCAATTTGTGGTAAACTGTTATCAACATCTAAAATAATAGTATCTGCTATGTTGATAGTAGAAAGAAGCCATTTTGGATCATGTTCTTTTGCATTTGGTTCATACAAGTATACATTGAAATATTCGTCTTTAGTAGCTATAATTGAATTGAATTGTTCTTTTGTTTCTTTACTTGGATAGATAAGTAAAAAATTATATGCTTCACTAAAGATATGATCAGGTGGAGTAATTAATGTAATGTCGCTCATTTAATCAATCATCTTTATTTTGAATTCTATTCCAAATAGAACTATTGTTTTGTTCTTCGTTTTGTATATAGCCCTCAGATGATTGTTTATTTTCCGTATTGGATTTAACATATGTTTCCCACGGTAACTTGCTTATTATTCCTTTTACATACATATTTTTATAATTTTTAATTTTATCATTAGGATGATCTTTTTTCCAAGACTGCTTTGCCTCTCTCCAACCAGGATCCTCATCCTGTTCAGCTAACTCTTGTTCTCTTAAAAGTTCATCTGATGATTTTTCCGAGACGTCCGACGATTCTACTTTTTTTTTTGAATCTACAGTTTTTGCTTCTTCTGATTCTAATGCTTCTTGAACTGTTACAGGTTCGTCATCAACATTAATACTTTTTTCGTATTCGCTTATTTGAGGTGTAGGAATCTGTTCTGTAGTTTCCTCCACTGTCTCCCCTGATGGAATACTTGGCTCATCGATATCTTCCCTATTTCGTTCATCGTCTGCCACATTAATGTCTTGTAGATCATTTCGTTCTTCGTCCCCATCATCTTGTCTATCATCTGTAGGTTCTGGAACTGCATCGTCAGTAGTTGGTGTATCATTATTAGGTCCTTCGTTAGCCATTATCATTGCCGCACGTTTTTGTTCGTATTCTCTCCAGCTTTCATCTTTAGGCTTCCTTATAAAATCAAATGTATATTGTGAAGCTATTAATAATAAAACTGCTAACGGGTCAAAAACAAATATAATTACAATAATTACCCAACGAACTGCTTCCTCAAGTAAGTTTTTATCTGCCTTTTCACCGTAAACAAACTCGGCTATGTATTTAATTGGACCTACTTCTGCTTCAAGTTTTCTATATTCTGCTTCTAAAGAATATTTTTCTTCTGTCAACAAATCAATTTCGTTATTAGCATTTTTAATACGTAGGTTTTGTTCATCAACAGCCGCATCAATTTCTTCAACTTTATCAGTCTGTGCAAGTTGTCCTCTAAGTCTTTCTATTAATTGTTGACTGTTTTTAACTTGATCTTCTGCACTCTTACGTAATCTTTGTATTTCATCTCTTGCCGTTTGTATGACTGGAGATTCTGTTTTACGCACATCATCTATTTTACCTAGCATTACCAGTTCGCGATCTTTTAATGCAGGAATTTGCTTTTCTCTTATATTTTTGACTACGCCTGCTAATCTTTCACGTTCTTTTGCTACAGTAGAAGAGGCATCCTTACGTAATTGGGAAACTTCGCCTTGAATTTGTGATATACGTTCTTGTTGTGCCGCCACCCATTTTGCAAGAGCTTCTCTAGTATTGTTTCCAAACAATCCATCACTGGATACACCTATAATTGCTTGCCCTGCTCTAATTTGTGCTTTTTCTGTGCTTTGTAATTGATTGGTGACTCTAATTATTTCTTCTTCAATTTTTTTAATTTGTTGTAGTAATGGATCTACTGCACCTTGATTTGCTTTTAGGTTAGCAATTTTATCTTCATATTCTCTAGCAGTAGATTCTAAACGTGTAATTTCATTTTGAATGTTTGTAAGCTGATCTTCATAGGGCTTAGTTCTATTTGCATCACCTGCTCTTGCGTCTTCAATAATTTTATTCTGTTGATCTATTGCAGGCTGAATGCGTTCAAATGCTTTATCAATACGATCTTGTTCTTTATCAATTTGTGCCTGCAGGTTTGCATCTGCACCAGTACCACTAGACTCTAGTTGTTTAATTTTTTGTTCTGCTCTAACTATTATTCCATCTAGACGTCCCAGTTCTTTATTGATCTGTTCTACCTTAGCTACACTCTCTTCACTTGCACTTGTTTGTTCTATATGAGCTTTAGATAAGAATCCAAATATTCCCATACTTGTAATGATCATTAGCACTACAACAGCAATACTTAAATATGTTTTTAGCCACCAGGTTGCCTTCTGCCAATATCTATGCAACCAGACTGCGGTGACAAGTTTTGCAACTTCAAGTGTGCCACCCATTATCATAATTGGAACTGCGGCCGCGGCAAATATTGCCACTAAACCTGCAACTGAATAATATATAGCAACCGCACTAATTGTTAATGCGGTTATCATTGTTAATATAGCTAAGAACATCGTGTAGTATTTACCCGGTTCTTGATACGAAGATATAGTATTGTTTATTGGAATCTCCATTTTTTGTATGTTGCACTATAACAAGCAGTTTCCTGCCAATGCTTTTGTTTGTTTTTGTACAACATTGTGTTAAAAAGATAATGACATCCTGTAGCATCAATCTGTACAAGTTTGACTATCCCTGCACTAACTCCTGGTACATGCCACTTGCATTCTTCGCCTACTTGCATTTCTCTAAGAGCAAACGAAACACATCGATGATATTCATTTTGTGCAATTTTCGGTACAGTATAATAAACTTTCTTAAAATGATTGACGCCTAAAGAATAGGCACTAGTATTTGGTTGATATTGTGTAGCAACACTAAAGTTTGTAGACTGCGAAGTTCCACAGCCTACAAGTAAACTAGTTAAAGCTAGGATAAGCAAATGCTTCATTTACTGGCCTCCAAATAGTATTGCCTCGTGTGTCTGTAAATTTACAAAGTAATGTTTGTCCCATTTTTGGATCACTGCGATTAGAATTAATTGGTCGGCTTAATCTGCAATCGCTTGCTACACCTGAATCTTTAACCACATGTTCTAGCCTAGGTTTATCTGTACACTCTGTCAAACCTTCAGAACTAACATTATCGCCCTTTGTATAAATTTTTGTAGTTTGATAACAATATTGGTCGTCAGTATTATAGACATATTGGGGCTTGCTAGAGCAAGCCGCCAAACTAGTTATTGCTAATACGAGACTGATTAGACGCAACGTGTGCATTCTTTGCCTCCTGCAATAGCATGTCAAAAACTTCCTTGTTCATTTTTAGTTTTACGAACGTGTAGTATTCACCTTGATACTTGAACTTCATACGTTCGTGTGCGATATGCTCTCTAATTGCCACATTATCAACTTTATAACTAATTATTGATCGTGTAGTTCTATTGTTATCTACAATATCAATTGTTGTCTCAGAATTAATTACACCGTTAATACGTTTTGCAAATTGATTCATTGCTATAGCATACATCTGTTCTTCAGCACCTTGGAAAAATTTGCTTTGTCCGCCTCCACAAGCAAAAGCATATTCTTCTTTCCACCAAAAGAATCCTTCTGTACCGCTTTCAGCACAATTAGCATACCATTTAGGTTCTGCATAATTTTCTCGTTCAGCAACTTCGGTCATTGTCGAACATGCACCAAGCATGCCAAGAATACCAATCATTGCCGCAGTTTTAAATAAGCCTTTCATTCTAGCCTCCATAGCCTTAGGTTCATATTATCTTTATATTACTATACTTTTGTTGGGAAGTCAAGTATTTTGGTAAATTACTTAGACCATCTATAAAAGATGTGTGTGCCTATCCTACCTACAAGTGTTAATTCCCTTGCCCATTTAGGACTTACATAGGTTGCATGGTAGTGTGTTGCACCTTCGGTAATACCGCGAAACTTTTTCTCGTGTGCAATTCTATAAGCAATTTCTTGTGCTAATCTCCAAGCATCATTATCTCTTGTAGAATCTTTTTTACCATCACAATACCAACTAAATTGACATTTATGTCTAACAGGGTAGTATTGTCTTTCTTCGTCTGTAAGATTAGGATCTTTACGTGTCTTCCAGCTTTCACGAACTGGTCCTTGAAGAACGACTTCGCATATCGTATTAGGATATCTTGTATCAAACATTCTATTAATTACCACATCAGCAACTGCATACTGTCCTGCAATTGGTTCGCTTTTTGCTTCATGATAAATGTTCATAGCAAGACAATATAATTCTGGTTGGTTGTCTTCGTTGTAAAGTTCACCTGGTATTGGATCTTGGAATGTTGAAGCGGATGCCCAGGCAGTAGTGGATATTGTAACTGCAAAGATCCATAAGATTAATGTTCTCATTGGAAACCTCATAATATATTTAAGTTAAAGTGTTAATCATTTTTATGCGTAGATTAGTTTCTACGCATTCTTGCAATTTCTTTTGCGTCCTCACTGTCGAAGACAGGAACTAAATTGCTCTTATGCATTATCGCGACGCCCAATAATCTTCTTTCGCCTGAGTATACTTGTCTCTCGGCTGGGGCTGTTGATCCTCCAGGAATAACATCACTAGTAGGGATAGTATTACGGTTACTGCTATAATCAGGGATACTACGAATAGGAACGTTAGCATTTTTCTCCTTGTTAGCGGCTATCTGCTCTGGGTGAGCATTCATCTTGCGTAACCACTTATCGTGCTTGGCATTCGCCTCTAATTGTTTTTTACTCTTGTTCTTAGTTTTTCTTTTTTTAAAGTTAAGTGTGGTCATACCACGTACTAAATGCATTGTCATGTTGTGCCTGCCTTTCGCCTATTACATGTATAATATACTATAGACAGGCACAAAAGTCAACCTGTTTTGGTAAAATTATGCAAATGCTCTTCTTTTCATAATTTTATATGTAGCAACTGGTCTTCCAGGTGCATCGTTAGATGTTGAATCTACAACTCTTACGTCAAATCCTGCTTCTCTTAACTCTGTAAGTCTAGCACCTGGTGACATAATTTCTAAGTCATCAGTCAAATCTTCTGTAGTAAACGATTTGCCGTTACCCCAGTAGTTTTGTAGGATTAGTTGGTTTTGTGTTCCTGCCTTGAAGAACTTTGTACCTTTAAGTTTAGTTGTCATCATGTTACTCCTTATTATTGTTATTATTTTCGTTAACATAAACAATAATATACAATAATTAAACGCAAAAGTCAACTATTATTTTCTATTTTGGTAAAACTACTACTCCTTCTCGTAGTAATTTCTCGCGATTTGCCATATGTTTCATCTGGATTTCTTCTTTTGAACCACCAAAATATGCTACTGCATGGCCGGATTCTATCATATTGTCTGTTAGACGCTTATCATCTATAAGGAAATCTCCTAATATACGTCCAAACTTCCCTTTTTTATCCTCACCACTCTTATCAATTTCAGTTTTCAATACTTGCATACTACCGACTGGCATAGCATCTTTAACATATTGTTTAGCGGCTAATCCAAACAATTTTTCAGTTTTATCTCTAGTTCTTGATTCCGGTGTGTCTATGCCCATCATTCGAACACGTTCTTTCTTTAACCAAACGCCAAATCCGAGATCTATATCTACATCCACAGTATCACCGTCAACTACTCTTAATATTTTACATTTATATTCATACATTTTATTCCCCTTCTATATCAACTTCCTTCGAAATTCCCTCCGTCGGATCCTTCATCGTCGACTCGTCTTTCATCTCTGTGTCGTTTTTTTTTGAAAATAAATCTTCAAAACTTAAGGCAGTTACAAAGATGGTTGCGGCTGCCAACATTGGCATTGTGTAGACCATTTTTTCTGTTATTATTGCAACAGTATAAGTTGGCAATAAAACAGCGCCTGCTTTTATTGTGGCCAACTTCCAATTCATTAGTCACCAAACATTGCTATAAGCTCTGGTCCAAAAGCACTTGCCGCCCAACCTAAAGCACAAATTGTAACTACTCCTAATACAAGCCATTTCATTTTAAAATCATCAACTTCCATTTTCAGTGCCACTAATTCGTTTCCAAGTATCCTTACAGCAATTTCTAATTTACCTTTATCGTCAGTCTTGTATTCTGCCATATAAAATTTCCTTTATTGTGTTAGTTGCAGTTTTAGTGAAAAACCGTGGAGCAAATGCATGAATGACGAGGGCAGGCACTAAAAGTTGTAATTTGACTGCTACCTTTAGTGCTTTAATACAATGTTGAAATCCTGTTTCACCGACTTCCTCTAAATGTAATTTACATTTTTTACTAAGCATTATTTGCCTTGACCGCGATATTTCTTAAATCCGCGTCTCTTATGCTTATTCATTGTCGATGTAATAGGTTTTCTTCCTTGTGATGTTCCTTTACTAGTAGGTTCGAATATTGATGAAAATAATCCTACATTTTTGCGACCAGCCATAGCTTGCCTCCTTTATTATCTATGTATTTATTTCAACTGGTCATAAAAAAAGGGCGACATAAAGCCGCCCTAGTAAAAAACATTTACATTAATTTAGAATGTAAATGAAACACCTACTTCTATTTCTCCACGGTTATTGTCTCCGTTAAAATCGTAGGTTGTTTCTGCATATGCTTTAGAACCTTCATTCAAAGCATAATCTAAACCTAATTCTAGCACTGGATAATTTCCATCGTCTAGTAAATTTACTACAGCAAAATTATCTCCTGAGCTGTGATTAGTTTCGTATATTGTAATTGGCGTTTCGGCCCATAATGATAATGGCCCTTCTGCTGGTGTAAAACGTATTTCTGGTTCAATAGTAATATGATTTGTTTCAGCATCAACTTTGTGAAATGCTTTCATTTCAGTGTTAAGTGTAAGTCCTGATACCGGTAAGTCGGCAGCATAGACAGTATTTGCGGCAAACAGAGTTGCCAGTGCGATTAAAGTTTTACGCATAATTATTCCTTTATATTTTTCTTAATCTATGTTTGGCGGGGTGATCCTTGATGTCACATTGTACTTATCTAAAATAATAAAAATACTCCCGATATTGAAAGAGAGTGTTGCAATAATACAACACTCTCTATGATTATTCTGTTGCTAGGTAATCAACCCCGGAAAGCCTAATTAGGCCGCCATTGCCATTTCTGGCGCATAATTGTCATTTGCAATTATAAAGTTTCTTCGCGTTAACCGAGCTTAGATCCGGATAACTCCACTCATCTATTAACTACCAGTCGATCCTAGTTCGGCCCCATCATAAACACACCAATAGTACTTAACAAAATATTCTTTCCATCGATCTCCATATACCTTAATATATGCTTCTCTTATGAAATCAAATTCTGCTTTACTCACAAGTTTCCTTACCACTACATTCTGCAGGGAAACAATGACCTTTCATATGATAGTAACTATTCTCATAACTATGATTCCACATTTTCTGATCTATCATATATTCACATTGCGGTTTAGACATAGGTTGTTGTAAAGCAATTTGACCAATGTAATGATCATTGCCGTACATGTCTGCACCCCACATTGTAATTACTAATATAAATTCCTTCATGCTCTTCTCCGTGTGTTTATGGTGGAGCCGCCGGGTACCGCCCCCGGGTCCTGTATAGCGTTTGAATTGCTTCAACGTTACATTGTATTTATAACACTATATATTATAAATGTCAAGACTTTTTATCATAATGTGATTTGATTTTGTCTGCAAATATTCCTATAAGACCAAATATAAAAATAAAAATTAACCAGGCGATTGCTATATATGCACCTACTCCCCATTCATAGTCTACATACATCGGTGCAACCACAGCACTGACTATTCCTGCTATGATGCAGATTGTCCAATAAATTTTTTTAGCCATTTTTAACCTTCTCTATTTTATAGAGTGTAACAGGTTTATTTTTGTAAGTCAAGCTCTTTTTCTTTGTTATACTTCATTAATAAAGTATTAACTTCATCTGTCTTTACTAACCAACCGTGTTCATTTACAACAAAAACATCGCCAGGTTTATAAAGATAATGTTCTTTTCGGGATCCGTCTTTGCACACACCCATTACTTCTCCTGGCCAATCTCCTCTAACTGTAAAATTTTCTCCTGCTTGTTCTACTGTGTAATCTACCCACATCATAATTTAAGCCCTCCTATATGTATTTAGTTATATAGGAGTATTATAATTTCTGTTGTATTTGTTCTACAATATCTTTAGCGGTATATGCACTGAGAGTCCAGCCTAGATGTCCATGTCCAGTGTTGTAAAAAACTCTTCTTGTATTTGTGCTCTGTCTAACGATGGGCATCATATTAGGTGTCATAGGTCTTAGTCCAGCCCACGGAGTAATATTTTCTGTATTAATACCTGGAAATATTTTTTCACTCCAATCGATTAACGGCTTTATTCTTTTTTGTATAATATCGGTATTATATCCATTAAATTCTGCTGTGCCAGCGACACGTAACCTATCTTCTCCTAATCTTGCTGTAACTATTTTTGCTTCATCATCTAACATACTGGTCCATGGTGCAACATCTGGTTTGTTGATGGTTATAGAATATCCTTTGACAGGATAAATGTCTAATCTATCACCAATTGTTTTTGCAAGATTCCTTGAACCTATACCTGCACATATAACTACAGGCCCTCTAAAATGATTTAAATCTTTTATATTTTGTATATTCCTTTGTGCATATTTCACTTTGTATTTGTCTTGTAAAACCTTTGTAAGTTGCACACAAAATTTATGAATATCTCCTGTGAAGTCTGTAGTATTATACATTCCGCCAAGTATTTTAGGCGAATGCACAAGGGCTGGTTCAATTTGTCTACATTCTTCTGCTGATACTGCCCATCTATTCAAACCTGCTTTTTTATAAATTTCATTTACTCTTTTTGCATTTTCAAATTCTTTTGGGTTTGTATAGATATGCAAAATTCCTTTTTCTACTTTATCAAATTTAATATCTTCAAAAAAAGCAATTTCTTTTAAAAGTTTATGTGCTTGTAATGCCATTACGCAAGTATCAAATGTGCATTTATCTCCATTAGGTATGGCTTTGATAAATTTTATCAACCAACTATATTTTTCTATATTGAAAGATGGATTTATTTTTAGTGGAGCATCTGCTGTTGCTAACCATTTTACAGCTTTTAAAATACTTCTAAAGCTGTTCCACACTTCTGCGTTAGACGCACTGAGTTGACCTCCGTTAGCATAGGAGGTTGCCATTGCAGGGTATCGACGTTGGTCGAAAATAGTAACATCGTACCCTGACTTGGCTAAGTTGTAAGCAGTTGTTATACCGGTGATGCCGGCACCTATTACTGCCGCTTGCATTTACATTGTGTTCTTTTTTTCTTGGATTTCTGCTCTACGTGACTTTGTAAGTTTTCCAAGATCGCCTAATGCTTTTCTTGCTCTTGCCGCCGCGGCCTTTACGCCTTTATCTTCAAAAGTTTCTGACTCGGCAAGGTAATTGTTAAATGCCTGAACAATCTGTTCATGTTGTGATAATTCACTCATTTTATTCTCCTTGTAATATTTTGATTATACTATAATTTCAAAGACTTGTCAACCATTAATCGCCATCTGCATAAACATCTGTGCTTCCAGTCTGGGCACTATTTGCTACCCAGGAACCGTGTCCTTTTGTAGCATCGCCTTTTCTATGAACTTTAATGTTGTTGGCATAGACTGTGCCACTACCAGCGGCCGCAGGATCACCACAAGATGTTTTGTCATTTATTCTAACAACTTTTTCGTCGTTAGCAAAAACATCTCCTGAGCCTTCAACATACTTTGTTTGATGAAAAGGGTTAGGTGTCGGACTAGCATGTCCTACATGTTTATCCTTATTAGTTCTCACTACACCTGGCATTAACTTAAACTATGTCCTGTACCATTATAATTAGTTGCATCAATATAACTTAGTAGTTGTTCATAACCACCAACTTTGTTATTGTTTACAATTATTTGTGGGAACGTTCTTGCTTCTGGAAACATTTCCATTACAGTTTCTCTATCAAAGTCTTTACCAAGTTCTAGATATTTGTACGGGTAGTTACGTGATTCACAAAGCTGTTTTGCTTTTGTGCATGACGGACATAAACTTTTTCCGTAAATAGTTATCATAAACTAAATCCTTTCAAGGAATCCTTGTCTACATCTTGTTTGATGCCGCCAATAATATATGACTCAACTTCTGTTTCTTGCGGGGCAACTTGTAGTCCGGAACTACTTAACCAATGTTGTGTCCAAGGAAGTGGGTTTGTATTTACAGGTTGATCAAATATTGCTTTTAGGTTTAGAGCCTTCAACCTTCTGTTAGCAATATATTCTACATATTGATGAAGTAATGCACTATTCAATCCGATCATACTACCATCTTTAAACAAATAGTTTGCCCAATCTTTTTCTTCGGCAACGCATTCTCTCCACAATTCATAAACATCCTCTTCACACTCTTTGGCAATTTTTGCCATTTCAGGATCGTCTTTACCTTGAGCCCAAAGTTTCAAAACATGTGTGCTAAGTGCTAGATGTTGTGCTTCGTCTCTAGCTATAAGAGAAATAATTTTTGCAGAACCTTCCATAAGTTTAAGTTCTCCAAATCCAAATGTACATGCAAAAGAAACATAAAAACGCAAGCCTTCAAGAATATTTACTGTCATCATTGCAAGGTACAGTTTCTTTTTAACTTCATAAAGATTACCTTGATCTTTATGCATGAAGTTATCAGCCGCTTCATTAAATGCATCATAGTGCTTTGTTACACTTGTAGCTCTATCTATAATTTTTTTGTCATCAAGAATTGTATCAAACACCTCGCTAGGATCAGGATATACATTCTTCATTATGTGTGTGTATGAGCGACTGTGGATTGTTTCAAAAAAGTCCCACGTTACAATACATCCTTCCAGTTCAGGAAGTGATACGTGTGGTAGGAAAGCTAGACAAGGTCCTCGACCTTGTACACTATCAAGTAAAGTTTGGTATTTTAAATTTGCTGTAAAGATATGTTTTTGTTCTGGTCTAAAATTAGCATAGTCAGCTCTATCTTTTTGCAGACTAACTTCTTCTGGTCTCCAAAAATAACCTAACATAGTTTGATTTAATTTATCAAACACAGGAAATTTGAACACATCGTATCTTTGAGTATTTTGATCAGCACCAAAAAACATATTTTGTTTTGTGAAATCAACCTTTTCTTTATTGAACACAGTTTTTGCCATTTTTTTATTCCTAACTTTCTTTCTCATAATGTTTTTGTATTTTACTACAAGTTTGTCAGCTTGTCAACATTAAATTGCACAAGCATCACACATTTCATCCTCTTCGTTTGCCAAAGTCACCGGTTCATGCTCTGGTTGATTATCATGCCAACCTAAATTATGTTGCGGTTCGTCCATTGCTTCACTTGGATCAGTTTTGTAATCATAAGTGTTTTGATAATAAGATGTCTTCCATCCCATTTTGTAAGTTGTTAGAAGATCCTGTATCATAACACTCATAGGAACTTCGTTATTTTCAAAATGAGTTGGATTGTAACTCCAATTACCACTGATAGCTTGGTCGAAAAACTTTTGCATCACAGCCACTGTATTTATATATCCTGTATTGTTTGGCATCTCCCATAACAAGGTATAGTGGTTTTTTAATGCTTGGTACTGCGGAACAATCTGCTTAAGAGGCCCTTTTTTGCTTTTCTTAACGGACAAGTATCCTCTAGGTGGCTCGATTCC